ATGTGGAAGATGCTTCATCCCAACAATGCTATAGACAACATGGCCGTTGTCATACGCTTTCGGGAGCCTGTAGCGTCGCTTTCCGCTAAGAGAATCCTGCGAGCAATTGAGCCTGCGGCAACGTTTGCAGGTCTAATCAATCGGCAGCCGATACAAAGCTTTCAGGTTGCAATTGGCGACCCGAGTTTTCCTCCCCCGCCACCTCTGGCATCGCAGGGAATGATGTTTCAAAAAACATCGTTAGTGCGCTTCGAAGAAGCTGTGGTAAATCAGCTTTCTTCTCAAGTTACATTTCAGCCAGCGGAACTAACATACAGTTCGTGGATGTATCATTCTTGGAATCAAGAAAGAAACAACATTGCCGGGCTATTTAAGGATGCGTTGAGGATCGTCGTTGAATCCGTAGCAATAGCTGCGGTCAGACTTGAATATTTAGATCGATTCATCTTCGAGGGTGATGTCGCGGATTTTGATGTGGGAGAGGTTTTGGACTCTACTTCCGACCTTATAGCGCCACAAATCTTCACTGCAACGGACCTTTTTCACTCTCATACAGGAAGATTTGAGGACATAACTGAAGCAGAACGTACCCTGTCTACGATAAATATCGACGCTCAGATTCTGACGGGAGCGCCTCCAGTCGGAAACCGACGTACAATTGCAACTGTTACCGCCGCAGAAAGGCAGTACTTGCAGGGACTAGAAATTGCGCCAGATAATGCTATAGATTCGGTTATAACAACTCTCGATGGGTTGCACGGTCACGTGATCGACCTATTTGGCAAGATAATTAATAAGAATTTCGCACAGACCAACGGGCTACCGCATGTATAGGTTTTCTGGCACGACAGCAATCGCCACAGCGACAGCAGCTGCGCTCATCCCGGGCGTTGCGGTAGGCACGTACTCGACCTATGTTAAGCCCGCTGGCACCCCTAATCAGGGGGCCAATTCAACAACGCCTTCGGGGACAATCGTCCCGCCGGAGTTTGAATTTCGGCCTGCAGCGACAAAGCGACTGGCATTCCTGGCGTCTCTTGAAGAGGATCATGATGGTGAAGGGGCGGCGGCCGCGGATGCAGGAAGCGTCGATAACGCGATCCTTTTCGTTCGCCAGCTGCCTTATTACTCACCGGAGCCACTTGTAGGCTTGAACAGCGACGGTCACGCTGTTGTAGAATTTCACGAGCAGAACGAGATCGGCCAAATTGTATTCTTACCTGATGGCTTCGCGGAAGTTTACTTCTCGCGTGAAGGCTATGAGCCTGTCGGGTTCGAAGGCAAGCTGGACGATAAATTGTTCGCATCGAAGTTTTTGAATGCTTTTGGATTTCGGTTTGAAGCGTGATAGTCGATATATGCGCAGGGTGCAGGGCCGCACTTGACGGCTTAACGGACGATAAGGGACAAGCCGAAAAGGTCGAGAAATCCTTTCCTCACTGTAAATGTGAGGAATTTTCGGTTGGTTTCGGCTCGCCTGGCGCTGTTTCACCCCAAGAATATCTCTATAGAATGGTCATAAGCCCGGGTGACGTTGATCAAAATGGAAATGTGCTAATCACATCGCTTGATCAGGCACGAACTAAAGGCCTTAGCCTGTTTCGGGATGGCGCATCAAACGATGATATTGCCGCACTTATCGTTGACCGTCTGAGTAGAAAGCCCGACCAACCCCCTCGTACAGTACAAGCGCTTATACAAATCAAGACAGAGGTTGTTCGCAGTCTTAAGCAGGCCGGTCACGGGCGCCTATTCTGCGTGTACGACGAGACCGTACCACGGAAGTTTGACGCTTCGCTGCCACCAGTCCCAACCCACGTTACTTTATTGCAGAGACTAATCCCGGCTGGAGAAGACGGGAGAAAAGAAAAAAATAAGAAGATACAAGAATTACTTTTTAAAGAGGCAGCGAAGAACCTAGTTTCTGTAGAGGATTTTCGCGATGGCCTTATCGCTGACCTCAATAAGCGCTCTCTGGCCGGGGAATTTCTTATAAAGAAAGAAGCGGCATAGGTCAGTGTATTAAATCAAACCTGAATGCTCACCGAATGGCACGTGATACCAGCCTGCTGGAGCAGGTTCCAGAAGGCGCGTAGACAGCGGTCGTCTCTCATTCAGCTTGGGAAGCTCGACTTATTGTCGACAGCGCCAGCACTTAGCATGTAAAACTCGGCCGTTCGTGCGCGAAAATGCCGCTTAGTATCAATGGGACTGTAAAACACCGAAAGCCCCGAAATCGATCAAGAGCGAAGCATCTTGACTCACCTTCCAATTAGAACATAATAAGAACAAACGAGGCCGGGCACGGTCTAGGTTTACCGACAATTTGACAGAGAGGACCGTCCGCGATCGGCGGAACGGAGACGTGCGCCATGCAAACGACCGATTACACAATCACGCCTCGCGATGCCCAAGTCATTAGAGATCTTGTGGCCTTCCTTGGCGAGGATGTCTTTGACCAGCGGAAGAGAGACGGCGCCATAGCCAAGTCGGATGCATTTCTGCGGAAGATCACCGAAGCCCGCGCCGTAGTCGAGCACATGCGTCCCGATGAGCACCACTGAGCGTGCGGAATCGCCTGCCAATATGCTTGCGGATCACAAGGGCGAGACGGTCGACGTAATCTGCGAGGACTGCGAGATCCTGCGGCGACTAGATCGAAAGGCCCTCTTGGAGGAACATGGCAATCTTACAATGCCGTCGCTTCCATCGTTGATCGCCAAATCCCTGGGATGCACGCGCACCGAGAATGCATTCAATAATCGATGCCGCCTTCATTTTCACTTTTCGCCCGACGAATGGGCAAAGAGGATGGGGTACATCAATCCGAAGGCTAGAACGAATGATGCTGTTGTCTTTTCGGACCTGAGGGAGTGGCATAGGCTCTACGCGCATTGCACTTGCGGCCGGAAGACCGAGATTGAACGACTGAGACTGGAGAAAATACTGGGAAAGGATGCCCCGATCTCTGACGCCGCGAAGGTGCTTAGGTGCAAGAAATGCGGCCTCAAAGGCTCAGCGAAAGTCGTCGTGGTCTCACAAACGCGAGGATAGGGGAGTTTTGGATGTGCAATCTATATAATATCTCGACCAATCAGGAATCCATTCGCCAGATCACTCGGGCGTTGATCGACAGCGTCGGCAACCTTGAGCCGGAGCTAGACCTATACCCCGATCAGATGGGACCGATTGTCCGGAACACGCCAGCCGGCCGAGAACTGGTAAAGGTGCGCTGGGGATTGCCTTCTTCCCAAAAAGCCATCCTCGACAACGCTACCAAGCGGGCCGACAAGCTCCGCGCCAAAGGCAAGCAAGTCGACTTCGACGAGCTTCTGAGGATGGAGCCTGACGGCGGAACGACGAACGTCCGGAACACGTCGAGCAAGCATTGGGCGAGATGGCTGGGAGTGGAGAACCGCTGTGTGGTGCCGTTCAACCGGTTTGCTGAGCCAGATCCGGCCAGGAAGGTTGAAGGCGACAGAACGCCGAACGCATGGTTCGCAGCGAACGCGGATGAGCCGTTGATGTTCTTCGCCGGCCTATGGGTTCCGCAATGGCGGTCTGTGAGGAAGGTCAAGGAGGGAGAGATTACGGTCGATCTCTACGGCTTCCTGACGACAGAGCCAAACGCGATCGTCGGGCCTGTTCATCAAAAGGCCATGCCTGCCATCCTGAGAAATCAGGACGAAGTCGAGACCTGGCTGACAGCGCCGTGGGAAGAAGCGAAGGCGCTTCAGCGGCCGTTGCCAGATGATGAGCTGGTGCTGTTGCCAGCGAAGAAATCCTCAGGAGATGAAAAATGATCGAGAGCCGCGTCAAGAAACTGGAAAGTACCATTGCGGAGTTGGATGCCCGTTGCCTGATGCACGATATCATGATCGGACATTTGCTTGGCAGCCTTGGGTCGACAACGCCGGATATGCGCGAGTTTGCCAATTCCGTGATCTTACAGGTCGGTGTTGATCTCAAAGATAACGGAATGCGCGCTCTAGGAACGCCCGATGCGCAACGCTTCGCGAATGCACTGACGGTGCTGGAAGCGTTCTCGGATTCACTGTTGGGGTCGATCGACAAGGCGCACAAGGCGGAACTGAACTGATGGGCGATGAAGCGTCGACCATCGCCCGGCAGATCCCATCGCATCTATTCGAACACTACTGCGAAGAGCCTGGATGCAAGGTGTGGGGCAGCCTCGGCTATGAGCCGGTAAAGGGTCAAAACAGCTTTTGGTGTTGGGATCACTTTCCCGATCAGGAATGGGTCGAGGAACGACGAGTGAGCAGAAGGGCGCAGGCAAACCAATGAGTGAAACAATTCGCTTCGGTGACATCGTACGCACCAAGGGCATGCGATCTCCGTCGATGCTGGTGATCAAGCTTCACCTGCAGGCGGATGATACGGAGCTTGCCGAACTGCTCTGGTTTGATGCCAACATGAACGCCCGTCAGATGAATCTCGACACCACTCTTCTTGAGCATGTGCCCGTGGACCGCTAGGCCGGCCTCTATGAGGCCGACCGCCCGCCTCGTGCCCATCGGACAACGACTTCGAAGATGATATCCGCGATCCACATGGCGCAGACGCCGACCACGAAGGCCGTCGCGTTCATGGCGGCAAGATCGGGATTTGGCAGTGGCCAGTTCAGCGACCGGAGATAGTAGAGCACCGGTTCCGTCAGATAGGCGGCCGCGATGGCGCCGCAGATCGGCGAGGCGAATATCTCGCGTGCCGTGTAGCGTCGGCGAGAAAGTCCGCGCAGGACGCCGCCCATCAGTCCTGCAACCGCAACGCCGACCTTGATGCCAAGAGCATCCATGAAATCATTGATAGCCATTCTGCCCCTCGAATGCCCGAATGTGGAAAAGGAAGACGCTCCCCGACGTGAGCCGGGAAGCGCATAGAACTGCCCCGCCTTATGCGGCTGCGCGCGTTTCCGCTGCGGGCTTCGAGTCGTTGGCGGCGACGGGCGGCTGCGGCTTCAAGATGCCGCTGGCGCCGTCGCGCGTCAGGTTCATCGTCACCTTGATAAGGTTGCTGAGAAGCAGCACGCCGGCCGCGACCTTTGCAGCCGTCGTGTCGGACATGCCGAGGCCGGTCCAGTCGACCGTCAGCAGCACGCCGAGAATGAGGCCGAGCAGGTTGATGATGTTATGCACCAGGTTCGTGTTGAACATGGGAATGCTCCTGATTTGGACAGTGGGTTGAGGGAGGATTAGCCGCCAGCTTTGGCGGCTTTGATGTCTTCGATCGCCTGCAGGACTTTCGAAACGGATGACTGCAGGGTGACGGAAGCGGGATCGGCGCAGAAGGTCTGCACGCCGGCATAGGTCTGACGTTCGGTGTCGATGACCTTTTGCGAATAGTGGACGAAGACGCTGGACAGCAGGAAGAGGTTATGTGCCGCCTCAAGCTTCGGGCAGGCGTCGTTCAGGCCGCTCTCGATCTTCGAGTTCGTCTTGTCGACCTGTTCCGTGGTTACGCAGCCGGACAAAGCAATGCCAGCCGCCATTGCGAAGAGCAATGCGCGCATGATGGATATCCTTCGATGTCAGGGAGGGAGGAATGGACCGCCTGTAGGCGGCATGCATCAACGCGCCGCTTCGAGCGCCGCGAGGAACTTCTTTGCGTATCCGGCGATATCGCTCGCGCGATCCGTACCGTTGATGATCTTACGGGCACCGAGCCAGTCGGTCGCGGTCGCGCTGAAATATTCGGCGAGCTTCTTGCTGGTGAAACGGCCGTTGATCATGCCGTCAAACAGGATCTCAACGGCCTTGACGGGATCGAGCGCCTTGTCCGGATCGTCGGCGATGCTGTACTTGGCGTAATTGTCGCGACCGGTAATCTGCACCAGGCCGCGCCCCCGATAACGCCAACCGTCGCCGCTGGCCTCGCTGCCGTTGCCCATGCGGTTTGCATAGGCCCGATTTGCGATGCGCTGCGGCTGACGGGCATAGGCGGACGCCTGTGAGACGGTGAAGTATTTCGGGAAGGTCGCCAGCAGACCAGATGCCGAATAGTTGAGGTTTTCCGAGATGGCGCACATGGTGTTGTCCGTCTCGTGAAAGGCCGTCGCCAGCATATAGGCGAGCCAGCGGCTATCGAACGGTTTGGCCTGCCATTCGTCGAGAATGGCCTCGACGCCGTTGACCTGGTTCGTCGACAGCCGCCCGCCAAACAACGACGTGCGCACTGCCGCGAAGAATTTCGCGTGATCCATAGTAGGATACCCTTAATGATTGTGGGGTTAGTTTTTCCGCAAGCCAAATATGAAAAGGAAACCCAATGGATATTCCTAAGATCGTGCCTGCTTCGAGCTTGCCGGATGAAGTCAAGAAGGCGGCATTTGAGCTGGTCGCTCACTTATTACGCGAGCAAACGCCAGTACTTACGATCAATCTGGCCGGCCTGACGTATGAACAACAGCCGATCGGAGACGTTGAGATCTCAATCCGCAAGATCGACTGATTCCGACGCCCTGGCCTTTTTCGGTGCCGTAATCGTAATGCTCTTTGCTTCGATCTTGGAGGCATCGATAGACTGGCCGGCCGGCACCATCGGCGCAGTGTCGACCTCGTGAGACTTTTCGTAAGCGGCTAGTTTGGTCAGCGCGTCGGCCAATTCGCCAGCCAGACGATCGAGCCCACCAGCGTACAGCTCAACCTCAGCTGCCAAGAGTTCATTCTGTTTCTTGAGTGATTTTACGAGAGTAGACATACAAGGTCCCCGTTAAAGGTTGGAAGGCCACGCGAAGGCGTCGATTTCGGCCGTCGTAGTGATCGTGCCGGCGATGATCTGCTTGTCGACTTCGCCTTCAGCGGCAAAGCTCGCCTGGACGTGAGCGCCGACCGTATTGGCGATAGCCGTCATCTGTGCCGCCGTTAGCTCGACAAAGCCGGCCGCCGTCTTGAACTTCACCGTTACCTCCGGGTTCGCCTGCACATAGTTGTAGGCTCCAGTGATCAGCGATTGGCTCTGCCGATCGGTCATGACACGCATGGTGTCGATGATGATGCCGCCCGTTTCGACGGCATAGCGCTTGGTCGCGGCATAAGCGTAGAGATCGACAGGGACCGGTTCCGGAGACCAGCCGGCAACAACGGCTTGAAGGCTCGACGGCATTTCCGGCCAATCGCCGGCCGCGCTGACCAGGGCGGCTTCCTTGTTGGTGAGCTGATCGAGAATGGCGTCCTTATCGGCGGCATCCAGTCCGGAGGTGATCTTGGCGGCAAGTGCGAGCCAGTAATCCGGCACGTTATAAATCTGCTGCCGGCCGAGCCAGAAGGCGGCGCACGCCATCCAGCGATCGGCCCGGCTTTCCGAGCGAGCCGAAAGCAGCGCCTCGACCATCGGTTCATACATGCTGTCAATGCGGTACATGGCAGTCCTTTCTGCGTTAGGTTTGGGCAAAGATGCGCACAGCTCGCCAATCGATATCGGCGGCGGCGCGGATTTCAGGAGCGGTTTTGGCGACGGAAAGGGCAGCATTAGCTGATCGGCGAAGGGCCTCGATCATCTGCGATCCGACTGCCCAATGCTGATCTCGCGTCAGTATCTCGACCGCCTTCTCGAAACGGCTAACGCCATGCTCTGCGGCCTCGACCGTGATATGCGGCGTCTCGCCCTCGGGCACATCAACTCCGTGCTGCCAATCGGCCACGATCAGCTGCGCCTCGCGAAGCTTCATCGCATAGACGGCCTCCTGGCCAGGAATGGCGGTGATGAACATCATGCGCGCCTGCCTGACCTGATGATCGATGTCGGTCTGCGCCTGGATACGCTCCAGAGTTAGGTCGGCCGGAATGTTAAACAGCATGGACGGTCACCTCGAAATGATGGAAGCCAGCCGGGGCGATAAAGGAAAAGCGGTGGTCGCCAAGAACGTCGGTCGTAAACTCGAAGACGTTGTCCTCGATGGCGACGATCTCGCCGGCATGAAGGACCGAGGTGCCAGCCGGCAACGCAAGGCGCACCGTGTCAAAGCCATCCGCCTGGACGGTGTATTCGGTGACATCGAGCGCAACGCTTTTGGAGGCGATGACGCCGTCCAGCACATAGCAGTGCGCGTCGATGTCTCGGCGATATTGGTCGGCCGGTACTTCAATTGCTTTGAAGCCCTCGCCGTAGATGCCGGCGTAGTGCGGCAGCAGGCTCAAAGCGCAATCGCCGCTCTGACGGATTGCGCCGTCTGGGCCATGGACGATGTAGTGGATTGTTCTGTCTTCTAACGCTTCCACAAAGTTACCTCTTGAGAGCTGTGGCGGTGATGTTGCTTTCGTTCCAGCCGATGGTGTTGCCGGGGCAATAGATCTGCAGGATGTAGGTGTGATTGCCGGCACCGGGGGCGTCGTAGAGGCCAGAAACGGCCACGAGACCGGCCGTATAAGTAGCCTGAGTAGGGCTGTTGCTGCTTCCCTGGACCACAGTTTGGACGACGCCAAGATAGTAGGTCTGGCTGAAGATCGCCGTTCCGTCGCGGAAGATGTTGCAGCCGATCGGCTGTGAGTTCTGACTGCCGCCGTTCTGGTTGAACTGACCGAGCGTCATGGCATCGATCACCACGCGGCCATCGCCGGCAACATTGACGACACAGCTTACAAGATTGACCGTGCCGTTTGCGCCGATGGTCTGCGTGCCGGCGACACGCCCAGCGCCCACTCCCGTAACAGCGCCACCCTGAATATTGGACGTGCCGACCTGCAGGGAGCCGATGACGGCCGAGCTGATATTGACCGCGCCGAGATTGGCGGTGATGGCGTCGAGGCTGTTGACCGAGATCTTGTTAGCGGTCACGGCACCGTCAACGATCAGCTCGGCCGAGACGGCGCGACGCATGACCGGCTTCGACCAGTAACAGGAAGTTCCAGTGCCTGCTGTCTTCAAGCAAGCCAAGTCCATGGCGAGCTTGGTCATCCCACTGGGGACGGTGTATCTGACTTGCAGCCTTACCCAGGTATTCTTCGTCCCTGTGGTGATCAACTGCACCGGTATGCCCGCGCCCGTGGGCGATAAACCGATCGCGTAGATAGCAGCCAAGTTGCTATCGGTATTGTAGACCCAGACGTCGAAGGCATAGGTCTCGCCGGCCGTGACAGCGATGTAATTCGAGATCGCACAGTTTCGGCCGAGCGACTGCAAGACATAGCCGGCGACGTCTCCGCTAATGGTGTCGTTGTAAAAGGCCTGCACATTCTCGGTAACCCAGCCGTCGAGGCTGCCGGTCTGCCAGCCGTTGTCGGCGATATTGCTGAAATCGGTGAGCACAAGTTGCTTGGCCGTGATCGCATCGGCCGCGATCTGTCCCGCGCCGATCGTGTTGGCCGCCAGCTTGTCGCCGGTGATCGTGCCGCCCGCGATCGTTGTGGCAGTAACCGCGCCGGCCGCGATCGTGCCGGCCGTGACCGCATTGGCGGCGACCTTACCGGCCGTCACGGCGTTCGCCGCGATCTTGTCAGCAGTCACCGCGTTGGAGACGATGTTGCCGCCAGCAATCATCGTGACGCCGCCGTCGCTCCATGGGCTCGGTTCCGTCTGATTGGGATTGGCCTCACCGAAATACATGCGCGCCAGCCAAAGAAAGCTGTCGTTCTGACCGGCAACGGTCCCCTTCATTCGGAAGAAGACGACGGCCCTGGCTGCGTTCGCCGGCATCTGAAGCTTGCCCCAGAACCGCTGGTAGTTGGCGAGGTTCTTTTGCGGATCGATGCCCTGTGCTGCAGGGAAAACTCCCCAGTTGATATAGCTGATCAGAGTGCTATTGGCGTCCAACACCGCAAGGTAAGGCTGCACGCCGTTGCACCTGTGACCGAGATAGTAGACGGACAGCTCGTACCAGCCGTTTGGCTTGACGGCGAACTGCTGACCGCTGCCATCCGCATTGTAGGGCGTGACACCATACTCGATCCCCTGATCGCCGCTGATCTGCCGAATTTCGATGGCGCCAGGAACGGGCGCGTAGGTGTCCGTGCGCAGTGAAAGCGTGAACTTGGAGGGAGAATTCGACCATTCAGGCCCCCATCCGGTGAGGCCCGCAGACAGGTCCGAGTTCGAGAGATAGTTGCCACCGTTGCCGACAGCAAGCGCCTGGCTGGAGATAGACCCAGCAGCCAACTTATCCGTCGTGATGGCTCCGGCCGCGATCTGTGCAGCCGAGACTGCGCCGGCCGCGATCGTGCCTGCCGTGACGGCATTTGCGGCGATGGTGCCTGCCGTGACGGCATTGGCAGCGATCTTGCCGGCGATGATCGCTCCGTCGACGATCAGGCTGGCTGAAGCTCTTCGCAGGTAGCTGAGGCCGCCGATCGAGAGGTTACCGTCTGTGTAATCTCGCTGGATATACATGTGGACACGTGCGCCGAAGGCAGCTGTCGGCGGCGTGATTGTGTTCGAGTAGGTCTGCACCTCATTCAAGGGCGGCGTTACGCCGTTGATACCGACAATGTCGCCCCATTGATCCGGGTTCAGCAGCGCGCCGTTTGCATCCAGCCAGTGAACGCGAATCCAGAAGCCAGCTTTGGTGCCCGAGGTGCGGGCGACCTGCACCGAAGCCAAATACTGCTGTCCGGGAGCGATCGCGAAGGCTGGGCCTATGACGATATGCTGGTAGCCTGCCCCACCGACATAGGTGTAATCGAGCGACCCCTTGGACGCGAACGGCAGCGTGGCGGCAGGCTTTATGACGCAGGCCGACAAGAACGGCCACGCGGTCGGCGATTGCATCTGATTGTCCGGGATCAGGTTTTCCCAATCCTGCAGAACGAGGTTTCGGGCTGTGATGGCGTTGGCTGCGATGTTGGCCGCAACGACTGAGTTCGCCTGCAATTTCGAGGTCGAAATCGCATCATCGGCGATCTTCGTCGTCGTAATCGCATTGTTGGCTATCTTACTGGCGTCGATCGCCAGGGCCGCGAGTTGCTGGTTGGCAATCGCCCCATTGGCTATCTGTGACGACACAAGTTGCCCGGTAATGTCAGTCGATGGAACGGCGGTGGTCCAAGCGCCGCTATGGTAGCGATAGAGTTTACCATCCGTCGTTAGAAAAACCTGACGGCCTTCGACATTGCCCGAGGAGGGAAGAGCCGAGACGACTTCGACGGCCTTGATGCTGCTCGCAAGGCTGGTCGCATCCACCGCACCTTGGGCGAGCTTGGCGGCCGTCACCGCGCCATCGGCCAGTTTGCTGGAAATGACGGCACCGCTCGCCAGCACGTCGGCCGTGACCGCCGCCACTTCAAGCTTTGCGGTCGAAACGGCCTGGTCGGCGAGCTTCAGGTTGGTGACGGCCTCATCCATGATCTTTGCGGCCGTCACAGCCGCGTCTGCAATCTTCGAGGCGATAATAGCGCCGTCGAGGACGTCGCCGGCCTGAATAAGAATGTTCGGCGTCTTCACCGCCAGCCATTCCGACCAGACCGTCGTACGATTCGAACCGGGCAGGTATTTGCCCCTTGCCTCATAATCTGTGTTGGGCAGCGTCCATTGACCGGAGATGATCCACGAAAAGGGATCGGCGTATGGATTGCTGTCGCTATCGAAGACGACGGCGGCTGTGTCCTTCAGCCTGACCTGTACCCAAACTCCAGTCACGTCATCCTGATCAGGTGCGCAGCTGATCTTGATCGCCGGACGGCGGTCGATGCCTCCGGCGTCCTTGATTGCGGCTGGTGCGACCGTCCAACCGTACATGGGTTGCGCGGGCACAGAGATGCGCCCAGTCCAACTAATCGTTGTCGGCAACTGAAAGCTAACGTTCCAGTCATAGTCGGAGGGATCGACTTCCTTCAGCGTGACAAGCTGGTTAGCATCCATCTCGCCCTCAATGGAGACGACGATGAATTTCTTGTTGTCATAGCCGTTGCGCTGCGACGACCACGCGGTAACGTCGTTCGGCTCAAGCACAAACGCTTCCGGTGGCAGGTAGAACTGATGCGTGCGAAAACGCCGCTCTTCCTGAATGAAAGCGCGCTGCAGGCGCTGGACCTGTGTCGAAAACGGTGTCGAAGGGAACTTCAAACCGATCGGCAGACGACGATTGCCGTCAGCTGCTTCGAGATCGGCATTGTAGAGACCTGGCGCATCCTTCATCGCCCATTTTTCTTCAGGCTCCGGATAGGTCGCCTCGATGGCGTTATAGGTGGCACTGAGCGCCGGAAATGGGTCGTAGCTCTGGCCCTTCGTGACAAGAACATCGCCATCCGAGAAGCTGTAGACGGGCGCCGGCAACCCCCCTACGAGGATCTTGAACACGCCGCCATTCTCGGCGATGCGGCCGGCGCAGCCGTCGCGCAGGTCGTCGACAACGTCAAGCGGCTCATTGTCGGCAACTGCGATCTCGTATCCGCCGCGGAATTGCCTTTCCGTGCCGCCGCCTGCCAGATCAATCGCCCGATCGCATTCGTTGGCGGCAGCAATCCAGTTCGACGCCGGCAGGCGGTGCGCCGCAAGGTTCTGGCCGCCGCACATCCATTGATCGCCGTAATAGATGCCGCGCTTGATATTGTAGATCATGACGGCGCTGTTATCGGACGGCTCATAGGTAGCCGGAACGCCCCAACGATGCGAGCCAAAGCCGCCGTTCGTCGAATCCTTCCGGATGTCGTAGAGCGGCATGGGATGCGGCTCATAGACACCCTGCGGAATACCCGAGAAATAATCGGCGTTGTAGAGCGCCGTCAGGATAACCATCTGGCAGCCACGGCCGATCATGGTCGTCAGGTAGGGCCGATCTGGGTCCGCGCCGAATTTCGCTAAAAGATAGGGATCGGCGGCCGTCTGCGTGCCATCGAGATACTTGATCCAAAGGTGATCGTCGCCATCGGTGCCGCGATACTCGACGATGGGATAGCCGCGACCGTCCGGATGCGGTTGATCCCAGCGCACGCCGCATTTCTTGTCGTCGATCCAGACGCTGGTCAGCCCGAGCGGCCCGGCATTGCTCGGCATATTGCTCAGCTCGATGACATCGACGAGGAAGGAATTCGGTGTCTGGCGTGGCTCGCCCCAAGTGCCAGAATACTTGCGTCGGCCCGCCGTGGCATAAGTGCCGATCAAAACCGTGGCCGACACATCGTCGCCCATCTGGATCTGGACGTTGACGCCGACCGCATCCTGCTTTGGCTTTTTCGCCAAAGCCTTCTGCAGCAGCGACGTAGCGAAGGTCAGTACCGCGCCGAGGACGAACTTGACGAGGAACGCACTGATGCCGCCCTTGGCGATCGCTGTCGCGATCAGGGTTGTGAGGGGATCGGCATGCGCCGGGTCCGCCATCAGCCAGAAGCCGATGACGTTTAACGTCAGGATGAAGAGTTTCATGGATTATCCGACCTTGAAGGCTCGTGCGGCTGTCAGCAGGTCGACCGTGCCGAAGCCGGTCTCGGAAAGAACGAAGATGCGGTCGCCGCTGATGACGCCGAGCGCATGCCGGAAGCGGGTGGAAACGGCGATAGCCGCAATGTCGCCCGTCGAGGCGCGCGACGGGTGCTCGTATTCCGGCAGGAAGCTGCCGGCGAGGTCGGCGAGATCCGCAAAGCCAAGCTGTTTCATCAGCTGGTAGCCGCTATCCGCATCGGCGTATTTATCGCCATGTCCAGCAAAGAGATCGACGCCGGTGATCGCGGCGACCAGAGGCGCGGCGAGGCCAGAGACACAATCGCACTGCCGCCAATCGAAAGATCGATATTTGACGACATCTATTGCGGCCGTCATGCGAGCGCGCCAGTCGGGAAGACGTTTCAACTCGATCATGAATTCTTATTCTTCTTCTGGCCCCAGGGAATATCCCATGTGGCAACCGTGCTGGCGTATTTGCCCATCTCGTCGCCGCTGCGCCGCTTCTGCCCCTCATAGGAGGACTTCAGCGGGTTTTTGCGGGTGAGCATCGAGATAGCGTCGGAAACGGCCCGGATCTGGATGCTGCCTTCTTCACCGACTTGCGGCGTGTCGATCGGCGATCCGTCGATCTCGCCCATGAAATCCAGTTCCGGCGCGGAGACCGGCCGCCGGCTTTTCCGATCGAGAATGGCGCGATGGATCTCGACCTTGCCGAGCCGAATATCGTAACCGCGCGCCAGCTGCTGCGTGACGCCGGCGATCTGGCTGAGCGAGATCGTCACGGTCTGGATTGTCAGATCCGAAACGCGCGGGATCGGATCGATATCTTCGACCAGGCCGAAGCCGTAGTAGTCGCGGATCACCATCTGTCCCGTCACGCCGGAAACGACGGAAATTGACATATCCTCGTCGCCGGTCCAGACGCCCAGCTCGACGGGTGTACCGTCGAACGACTTGACCGAGAAATAGACCAGGCTACGGATCGATAGGCCGTCGTCGCGCGCGCCCTGCAGGGCGCCAAGAAAGTTCGGGTCCGGATTCTTCATGATGACGGTCTCCATGTCGACGGAAGTAGCGCTAGTTGCGCTCGACTCTTGATTGCAATCGTGATCAATTGCCGGCGCCTACGAAGAGAGGGAACTATGGACGATCAACATTTGCGGCAGATCGCCGAGCAGATGAATGCAGTGGCAACCGCGTCAACCGACATGACGGGGCGATTGATATTTCGGCTGATTAATCTGGAGAAGATTTCACCAGGCGAAGGAGCACTGATCCTTGGCGACTTGGTCGGACATCATGAGGATCTGGCAAAGCGGAATGCAAAGGCTCAACCAGGCGCAGAACTGGTCTATCGGCGCATTGCGGAGATGCTGAAGAGCTACAAGGAAACACTTGAAAAAGAGACGGGCGCAAAGGTCGAGACTGTGACAGAGCCACGTCGCTGAAATAGTCGTTAGGGGTCATCACTTTACTTCTTCTGGATCACTTTGAAGCCGGCGCCATCGGTGTGCATCTTCGTCGCGGTGCCGGGATTATGGCTGCCGGGCATGATGATGCACTTGCAGGCGGGCTTGATGAGGGTGACGGGCGTATTGGCGGCAATCGCGGGCGAGACATGCGGGAAAACCCCGAAAACCGGCGTTACCCCTGTGCCATCCGCCGTGACGGTTTCCGACACTTCAAGGAAGGCATATCGCGTCGGGTTCGCACCATAGGCGATCTGCATCTTGTCGCCGGCTGTCAGCTGATAGCCAGCCGTCAGGCCTTTCAGGCTCAGGCCGTCGAGATCGGCCGCCACCGAATTGACGGTGACGACCCGTGTTCCGATGATGCTGCCATCCGGGTCGAACTGCGGATATTTCGACAGCGGATCGCAAAGGAACAGGGCTTCCTGCGCGCCGTGAAGCTTGCGGATCTTGGCGGCAATCTGCTTTGCCACGTTGTTTTCCATGGTGATCAGGCTGACCGTACCGATCCAGAGCGGAGCAGCAAGCTCCGCCTGCCAGACGCGGCCGTCGCCCGTTCCCGAGAGTTCGTCATTGCGCTGGATATCCCAAACGACATTGGTAATGCGCAGCTGGTCGGCAAAGTCGGCGAGAGAATACGGATAGGTAACGGTCATCGAAATCACCCCGGTAGGAATAGTGCGAATTGAATGACGCAACCCGTTGTGCCATGAAGCAACAATCAGGAGTTAAGGTGCGCTGATGATCAAAGCAGCCAAATGCGATCAGATTTATGTTGCGATGCCGGATCGGGAAGGGCAGGAGCCAAACCTTGTCGTTTGGATTAGCTTCGAGACGGATGCCCCAAAAATCTATAGGAATGCGGTCCAACTACCCGTCTCAATTCCCTACGACCCTTTGATGTCTCATGCTGAGATCGTATCTCAATCCGTTGAAGAGTTGTGCAAAGTGCTCAATGACGCAGCTAGCACACCCGCAGAGCGCTGGATCGAGCTACTCAAACGGCAACCTAATCCGCCAAGGCCGTTTTAATTTTAGCTGAATGTTTGATTTCACATTCATCCGACCTTCCTCGGGTTCTTATTGATCTGCTGCACCCGGCCGGGCAGATGCTTGCTGCTGAAATCGGCCACGGCCTTGGAACTGGAATTGTCGGCTTCCTGCCTTGCCACGCTCTTGACGTAGGCCTTGAGATTGCCTTCCTCGTCGACAGAGACGCCGATGTCGGCATTGATGCCCATTGATGCGGCGCGCTCCATGCGGGCCTGATGACGTTCCGTTGCATCGCCTATCGTCGAGCGGCGCGGCGGCCCGCCGGCAACACCACCGTCCGCATAGCCATAGCGAGGCATGCCGCGATACTCCGGACGGCCCACGCGCATGCGCTCGACGTTGTCGACGCCGCCCCAGCGCGCGATATCGTCCTGACTCCAGACGACCTCGCCACGATGGACCGTGCCGGCCGGTTCATATTTCCCACCTGGTCCGGTGTAGCCGCCGCTGTCGAAGCCTAAACCGGAGCTGCTAAGAGCGGCGTAAGGATTGAATGCGCCAGCCGCCACAGGCGTAGTCGACCCGATGTCGAAGCCGCCGCTACTGCCGCCCCCAAAGCCGAACAGTTTGCCGATCCATCCGAACAGACCGCCGCCGCCACCGCCGCTCGATACGCCGCCGACGCTGGACGAAAGCTGCTGACCGAACTGGTTGAGGCCACCGCCGAAATTCGTCAGGCCATCGGCCGCAGTGCCGGTCGCCGAATTCAGGCTTCCCACGGTTCCGGTCGCAGACGTGACGGTCGTATCAAGTCTGCTCAGCGAGGCGTTGAACTTGTTGACGTAGGATGATCCCGTCGTGCCAAGGATGTCGCTCGCGCCAGCACCCTGCGCCAGCGGCCGACCTGTGAACCAGGTGCTGGCAGCGTCCTGCGGGTTGCCGTATTTGGAAAGCGATGCTCCGAAGTACTTGTTGAACACCGCATCTTGCGCGCCCTGGCTGGCAAGGAACTGCGATGGCGACAGCGATTGCCCAAGCGCGCCCTTCGTCCATGACGGGATATTGGCACCCATCACCTGATAGGCACCATAGGCGCGATCGCCGGACGCAAGCATAGGACCAAGGGCGGAATAATTGCCGCCGCTCTCGATCGAGCGGATGGCGGCACCATAGGCCTGCATGTTGCCGGGCAGGTTCTGGTTGGCAGCGGCCGGCATGCCGAGCACGGCGCCGAGCGTGGTATTGGCGACGAAATTGTCATTGGCCGCCGACTTCGTCGCGCTGGAGCCGATACCAAGCAGGCCGAGAAGGCCGCCGCCGCCGGGCTTGCCGGTGCCAATGATCGAGTTCGTCAGGTCGTTGATCAGCGAATCCGTGATCTTCGTCGCGACATTGCTCAGCGCCTTCAGGATAGCGTTGCCGAGCGACTTGCCGAGGCTGTCGCCCTGCAGCAGCCCGTCGCGGAAGTCGGTGAAGAAGCCCTTCACGCCGTCCCGCAGCTGCTGAATGTTCATGTTATCGCGGATTGCGTTCGCTTCCGCAGAGTTCATGTCAACCGGCAGGCCAGATGAACGCAGGCGCGATGCTATCTGCTGGTCATTGTCAGACCTGAAAATCTGGTCGCGCTCAAAAGCAAGATCATTGCGCAGGCTGGCCTTGGCGTAGAGATCCGCCAGCCGGCCCAATTCCTGCGCCTTCTGCTTGATCAGCTCGATTTCCTTTTCGTCGACCTGCGTGCCGTTTTTCGCGGCCTCCATACGGATCTGCGAAATTAGCTCGTAAGCCGTCCGAAGCGCAGTCGCTTCACCCGTGGTCTTGCCGATCAGGGCAATTTCCTGTTGCTGCGCTGTAACCGACTGATTGAGAGACAGAAGGCGGTCGCGCTGCGCATCGGCCAGCTGGCGCGCTTCCTGAGCGCGCGCCAAGCCCTCGGCCTGGTTGGCCTTCTGCTGCTTTTCCGGATCGGTGTCATTATCACTAGCTTGAGCTTCAGCTGTCTTTCGGGCTGCCGCTATCCGCTCGGAAGAGGTGCGGGCATTGATCGTCGCAAGTTGCGCCTCATAGGATGCCCGCTGCCTGTCCATCTCACGCTGTCGCTGAGCAGCGTCGAGGTCCGCGATCTGCTTTGCCTGCGGCGAGAGAAAATCGATCGGTAGGCCTGCGGAGCGCTGTTGCTCGGCGATCGTCCGCTGCTGTGGCGAGCGACCCAGCTGATCCTGCTGGAACTTGATATTGTCAGAAAGTTGAGCGCGAGCGCGGGATTCCGCCAGCTTGCCGTATTCATTGGATGCGGACTGGATCAGATCAATCTGCTTGGCAAAGACGCGCTGAAACTCCTGCTCGTCGGTAATCCCGCTCCGGTTGGCAATCGAGCGAAGTTGCGCCAGCGATTCGTATTGCGCGCGAGCCTGTTCCGCAGAGGCACCGGTCTTGCCGATGAGAGAAATCTGCAGTTGCTGGTCATCGTTCGCCTTCTGCAGCGAGCGCGCAAATTCATCCAGCGCCTCCTTTTGCTGCGTATATGCCGCCATGTAAGCGGACTGGCCCGCAATGTTGATGCGCTGATTCTTGGCCTGCACCCCTTCGCCTGGAACGACATCCAACGCAGCTTGTGCCATCGCGGCCGTTCGCCGCTGCTGCGGTGAACGCGCGTTCACGCTCAGTGTATCAGCCAGAAAGCTGCGCTGCGATCGGCGCATGGTTTGCTGTTGCTCTGCCTGCCACCTGCTATAGCTATCATCAGCGGCGCGATCGGTCGGACCTTGAGACGTCAAGCGGCCACCAGGCCCGACATCATTGAACAACCTGTCCTGAGCAGTCTTGACCTGCTGCATGACCTGGTAATAGTCGTTCAGATCTTTGCCGAGAACGATGACTTGGTCTGCCACGCGGGTCAGGCCCGTCGCCTTGCCAATCGCTTCGACGTCCTCTGCGAACTTGGCAAAATCCGCCCTGTTGTCGGCGATCCCAATCTTCAAACGGACAATAGCATCCTGAAACGGCTTCAAGGATTGCGAAGTTTCCTTCCCGTCAGCCCCAAGCACTTTTATGGTGGAATCCGCCGAAAGCGCATTTTGCGCCATCGCCTGGACAGCATCAGCTGCGTTTCTCCACTGATCTGCATCAATATCCGGAGCCTTGGCGGCAGATTGATAGGCGCTGTCAATCGACCTGTTCAGCCCCTGCAAATCGACAGGCGCCCCTCCACGAACACTATTAAGGAACTCATTGACCGTTCCCTGGTAGGGCTTCTGATAGCCTTGCAGGTTTTCCAGTGCCGAGATCGGTGTACCCGCGCCAGTAATCGGCGAGAAGAACCCACCTGTTCCGCTCAGTTGCGCAATGTACTTGTTGCCCTCCTGCCGAGCGACGGCGCGCGCGACGACATCGTTGACGCGCAAGCTGGCATCCGCGCGGCTGTTGCCACCCAGATTCGGCGAAATCTTGCTGGCTTCAGCGACCTGATGATAGGTGTCCTTCAGAATGTTAAGGCTATCATTCTGCGCCTTCAATGCATCCTCAAGTGTCTTGGCGCTGTCCGATGCAGTGCTGAAATAATGGATAGCCGCAGCCGCCGCGCCAGCAAAACCGATCGCAGCAAGAGAAGACAAGCTCAAAACTTCCCCAAGGGCGGCACCCACGGACTTCACTGCCTGCCCGGCGCTTTGCCCCGCAAATGCCCCGGCGAGCTGCGGACCTTGCTGCAGGGCTACCGTCTGCCACGGCATGAAAGCCCCGGTCGTGGCGATGTCCTGCAGCTGAAAGCCGATATTGGAAACGTTGGCTCGCTGTGCTCCATCGGAAATGCCTTTGCCGGGCACGTTCGAGTTTCCAGCTAGCTTGGCACGCGCCAGGGATTGAGCCTTGCCCAGCTGCTCAGCGCTGATCAGCCCCTTTGCGGCCAGCGTATTATACAACTCCAACTCATCATTGAGCCTTTGCTGCGCCGCCCAAACCGGGTCCAACTCCCCGCGCAGATCGTTTGCAGCCTTTGCGTAACGCTCCGACTCCTGCTCGGCGAGGCGCATTGCAGCAGCATTGGCGCGCGCCTGTTCATCGGCCTGATCGAGCTGTTCGCTGAAAACAGAAGCCGACTGTCGAGCCGAGCCGTTGAACTCATGCGGATCGCGGACGCTCAAAACCTGATTATACTTGCCTTGCGTCCGGTCGGCAGCTTCCGCCTGGCGGGCGGCTCTGGCGAGCGCGGCATATTCCTCGCTCTGGCGACGGATCGCTGCAGAGCCGGCGTCAAACTTGTTGATAAGCTGATCGAGGGCCGATTCATAACCACCGGCAATCTGCACACCAAGGCGCTCAGCTTCCGCCAAATCGTTCAGCTCGGCGCTTAGGCGACCCGCCGACGCCAAGGCCGGGTCAAACTTGGCGGTCAGTTCGGCGATGCGTGAGGCTGCAGCGGCCGCCTGCTGCTGCTCGCGCAGGCTCGCATTGACGGTATCAATGGCAGTCGCAAGTCCGGTGAAACCTCTTGCGGCCAGGTCGGCGCTATTTGCTGTAAGACCGAAGCGCTGCGAGACGCCGGTATAGATCCGCTGCAACTGCTCAGCGGATACGGTGCCCGTATCGGAAGCCTTGGCAAGGCGCAGCAGCTCCGAATTGAATTTCTGCGCTGCACCATACCCGTCGACATACTGACGGCTCAAACGCTCCAGAGCGCTGACCGTCGACGATACCTTGATGTTAACGGCATCATTTGACGTCGAGACGCGCACGGCCGCCGCCGCCGCCTCATTGCTCGATTCGACCATGCTTTTATCGGCAGCAACCTTCTGCTGCGCACCGCGCACGTACGCGGCAGCATCGAAATCGGCAGAGATACGAAGACTGCGAAGCTCGACGGCCATGGGAGAATCCAGATTTCAGGGGGGGCGCTGCGGAAGCGCTCAGCGGTTTTGCGACCGCTGCTTTTGGCGTTCCGCAGCAATGGAGAGATATTCGGCGTCGATCGCCGACATGAAGGTCACGAAGATTTCGTGATTTTCGCCCGCGATATCGTGATCGCGAGCATATCGACTGAGCGCCTGGTAGGAGATTGGGCTTTCGCCACCAAAAGCACCGAAAAAGCGGTCGTAACGAAGGCTGTCCCATGCCCGAAAATAGAGGTCGAACCACGGTTCAAGTTCGACCTCTTCGTCAGGTTCGTCGAGGGCGGTTTCTATCCATTCCTCGTCGGGGTATTCAGCCGCGATCTCGGCAATCCATGCGTCCGTCGCAGCCGTTCCCTGCCGCAATTCGCGAGCACGAAAAGCCTTGATCAGTTTCCCAATGCGGCCTCGACAAACTCTATATCGATATCAGCGACACGCGCGGCGGCGCTTTCGACATCGGCAAGCACGGCGCGATAGCTGGCATCCGTCAGGACCGTCAGGCCAAGCTCTCGCGTGTAGGGCACATCGAGGCCCTTCCAATCGTGCAGGATATGAATGTGATAGAGCTTGCCAAGCTCGACCCGCAACACCTCCTGCGGGATCGGCTTTCTGCGATAGACCTTATTCAGACGCTGATACATGAGATCGCGCGCATCTACGAAGGCGGTCTTGTTCAGCGACGAGACGTTGTAGGAAACGCCGGGAATGCTATCGGATTCGATCCAGTCGCCCTTTTCCTCGCGCACCTGGTCTCTCTTCAGAGAAGCCAGCGAGACGACCTTGGTGGAGCTTTCGAGTTCTGCAGTCTTGGTTGCCATGATGGAAATCCTTTGTCGGAAGGGGTGGCCCGGCACCCGACAATGCCGGGCCGTTCAGTGCACTGAAGATTGACCGCGTCGGGTGCGGATCTCTTTGCTTCGCGCCTTACGCAACCGCTCTGGTCAACGACATCGTTCCCGAGATTGCCGGATCGATCTTGGCGGAAATGTTCATCTGCATGACAACGGCGCGATTGTTGCCGCCGACCTGCGGGCCGCCGCTGGCTTTGATCTTGCCGAGCGAGAACACATAATTCGAGTTTGCCGCAGCACCGATCTTGAGGGACAGCGATAGGTCCGCGTGCTGCAGAACCTTTTGATACAGCTCAATGCTGTCAAAAAGCGCCGTCAGACTTCCCGTCACCGTGAAGGTTCCGAGGCCATGGCTATCCGGCTCATATTTGCCGAGAACATCGTTGGCATAGATATTGTTCGTGATGTTCAGGTTGGCCTGCTGGATCTTCGGCGGGACCGTGACGCCGCCCACGACCAACGAGCCGATGTTAAGTCCGGTATTCAGAACGGGCGCTGTAGAGGCGGCGGCATAGGTTGCGTCGGTGATGATATCATCGTCAGGATCGGGAGCACCCAAACCCATGACGCCCCAATTGGCCTGTGCGAAGGTGCGGCTATTCAGCTGCAGATCGAGGGTGTTCATCCGGCAGCCATAATAACGCGCGTAGCCCGACGACCCGCCAAAATCGAAGGTCTTTTCGAATGCCAGGCTCTTCACCAGGCGGCCGTTCTTCAGCACGTTGCCGGTCCACTCGGCGCAGAAAAGAGCCGAAAAAAGATCGTCATAGGCGGCGTATCGAAGCAAGGTGTTGACGCCACCGGTGACAGAGCGACCGAGATCGACAATGTCAGTGACATCGCGGGTGCCGTTGATTTCCTCCGGCGTATCGGTCTGCTTTTGAACGTCGAGCGTTTCGCTGACATAGTTCAGCGCTTTCCAAGCCGGCGTATCAGGGATCACGCCTGGCTGATCTTCCATGACATAGGCAAGGCGGGTCAGCGAGCTATCAGCTGTTGACATAGCTTTTCTCCAGTTTTGGCCCGCTAAGGGCTATGTTGATTGGGGGAGGCAGTTACGGATTGAGTTGCGAGGTTCGATCGCGCCGGTCACCCGAGATCGCCACCGTCATCGCGAAGTAATTGCCGAAGGTGCGGCCCGGCTCGCCAGCGCCGATCGAAAACGAGCGAAACCACATGGCGCCAAGCGGCTGCTCGCGGAACAACAATTCGAGACGGCCGCCGATCTGGCGCGCTCGCTGACTGCCGGCTCCGTTCGGCGTCATGACGTGAAGATAGATGCCGAAACCCTCAAGCCATTCGTTGTTGCCGGGATCGCCAAAAGTATCTTGCGAGCTGCCATCGCTGACGTACTCGACATAGACGAATTCTGTCGGCACGCCGGGCAGCTCGTATTCCTCATTCTCGAAAACGAGATCCGTTTCAGCCCATGAGGCCGTGAGGTAGGTGTGAAACTCGTCGAAGGCGGAAGGCATCAAAACACCATGTTCATGACGACGGCGGGATAGGTCAGGGGCTGGCCGGCTTCGCGATCCTTGCGGCGGCCATAGGCTTTCGCTCCTTTGCCGAGGCGCTGATGACCCTTCAGAATGTACGGAATGGCCGGATGGACGCCGCCAGAGATGGAAAGCCACTTGGTTTCGAAGCTGAAGGCGGCCTGTGTGTTACGGCCTTCGTTTCCGAAACGTCGAGCCAGCGCGCGCTTTGTGCCGTCAAAGACCTGGTAGCGCTTGCCCTTCTGGTTGCCCAAACCGCCCTCGATCTTGCGGATGTAGGGCTGGAAATTCGTAATGATCACTTCGGCGCGTGCCGGAATGGCGTCGTAATCGTCCACGATGCGCTGCTGTGCGATGACGATAAACGAACTGCGAAAGCGACCGGTCTTGGCGGGTGATCGTGCACGCAGCTCGTCGAGCGCGAAAGTGACGACCGGCTCCCAAAGGGCGAATTCATAAACAATCGGGCCAGGTGCCTGCACTTCGTTTTCCGAGTGTGCCGGCCGGCCGTTGACATAGAGGTCATAGACCGGGCTGGCACCCGCCGAAAGCGCATCGGCCAGCTGCTGGCGCGCGAAGGCGGCAAGTGCTGCACTGATGTCTTTCGCCTCGAGTCCTGCCGTGGCAAGCCTGATCTCGCGGTCGAAGGCGTCGAAACCGGCCATCAGCCGATCACCACGAGGTTGATGCGGACCAGCGTCGTCTGCATGCTGATCGGCTTCACCAGCTCAATGTTGCGCTCGCGGCCGTCGATCAGCAGCTTGTCGCCCTTCTTGAGCGGCAGGAGATCGGCGAGCAGAGTCGGGCTGAGCACGACGTTCAGGCCGGTCTGGTCAATCGTGCCGACGAGTTGATCAGCGCTGACGGCGCGCACGAAGGCGGGAACGTCGGCAACCTCGTTTTTCGGAGCATCTTTGCCGGGCGCACCGATGTAGCGATAGACGCTGATGCGCGCACCCTTTGCCGCCAGAGCGGAATCGAGCGAGGCGATTGCTTCTGTAGGCGTCATGCGAACTTCCTCAGTCCGGCAAGAAGGCGATCGGTCGTCGAGCGAATGATGTTGCCGGCCTGCTCTGAGACAGTGAATTCCTGACGGCCAACGCCTTCGACCTCATCAACGCGCATGAATAGGTCATCTTTTCCGAGCGTCTTCAGGTACTGAACGGAGAGGATGACGGCCTGCTTGACCTGCGCAGGGACAGGCCCGGTCCCGCCATCTTCCGTTAAGGGCTGATCATTGTAGCCGGCGCGAAATATGACCTTCACCGGCTCCGGAACGCAGGCAAGGCAGGGGAATGACCAACCCGACCTGAACCAGATAAATTTGCCGCTGGTATTCCACAGATCTTGATCGACTTCGACATCAGTGCCGTTTTCGTCGACGTAAGAAATGCTGTCGACGCCGATCAATGGCGGATAAGGAATGCCGAGGCACAAATCAGCCCATCCGGAAACCCGCAATTCAATTGTTTGCGGGCCGATGCACCGGCCAAGCCATCCTTCAGGGCCGTCTATCTCCGCCGTCACGGCCGCGATCATTGCCGCGACCATCGGATCATCCCCCGCGTGGCCGCCTGGAATGTCAGAGGGAAGCAAGATGGGTTCCGGCGGAGACAGGACGCGCGTGCTCATGTGAGACCTATTCCACCACAGCGTAGAAGGTGCCGCGCTTGGCGTTTCCGCCTTGAGCGATGACGAATTTCAGTCGATCGTTGGAAATGGCGATCTTGTCCGTGACGGCCGTGCCGCCCGCAGCAAAGAGAACGGCGGCGCCCTGCGGCGTTTGCACAGGAATACGGGGATATCTGGCTGCCGATGCGTTCACATTGGCTTCATTCCAGATCGTTTCGCCGGTCTCTTCGGCTGTCACGGTAAAGTCGACACCATCGGCAAACGCCGTCTGAGCATCCTTGATGTAATGGATGCTGCAAATCTTGCCTGACGTGCGCGTCATGAAGGCCGTCGCGGTGCCATCTGCTGCCGTCGTGACCACAAGCTTTATGCGTCTCATTGAAGTCTCCTTTGGAAGCGCTTCCGCGCTAGTTTGGCTACTTGGCTTTTTCGGACTTGCCCGGCTTCTCGCCCTCGGCAGATCCCTTTTCGCTGGACTTTGAATCGCCGTCGGATTTGCCCTCGTCCGTGGCGTCCGCCACCTCATCAGTCAGGACAACAGCCAGACCTTTTTGAGTAAGCTGACGCGCGAGAGCGCCTGTCACGTCGAGTTCTTCGCCACGACGGTAGTTGCGATCATGAAGGAAGTTCTTAAGGGTACGGATGCGCATGGTGGTCTCCCAAAGCCAGCCGCAGCACTCGGCGCGGCCGGCGGGCTTGAGGTTCTGATCAGTAGCTGAAAGGCCCGGTCACAAAGGCTTCCGGACGCTTGAGGGCGAGAGCAAGGCGCTCTTCGCAGCGAACGGTGACCATGTTCTTCTCAAAGTCATCGTTATTCTCGGTGGAGATGACGACGTTGGCATCTTCCCGATCGAACAGCTGCGCGCCGGCCTGGAAGGCACCGGTCAGGAATTCGCCCTGGAATTCCGGAACGTCGGTTGCGACGACCGGAAGGCCCCAAAGGGTCGGCGAAGCAAGGCGCAGCGGATTGGCAAGGATGTACTGACCGTTCGCATCCTTGGTAAGCTCGATCTTCGCCCAATCGATGAAGTGAAGAACGAAGCCGGATGCCGGTAAGCGGGCGAGCTGCGTCTGCAGCATTGCAAGGCGCAAGTCGTCGATGGGCGTCTGCATGTCGACGGTGAATGCCGGTGCATAGGCTTGAGCCTGCGGCACGATGCCCTCAAGATGGACGCCGACACCCGAGCCGAACAGCAATTCGCGCTCTTCCGCGTATTTCAGGCCGTAGCGAAGCTCGGCATCAACGGTCGAGGCAAGCTGCGCAAAGTCGTCGAGGATCTGCTTGGAAGCCTTGAACAGATGCGCGATCGTGGCAACCGGCGTGATCTTGGTGTCAAAGCTGATCGACGATTCCGGCTTTTTCGTATTTTCCGCCACAGCAGCGGCGTTGTTGACGAATCCGGTTTGCTGAACCCAGAAGATCGCAGGCGACGTGGTCGTGCCGGGCGAAATCAGGTCACGGATGAACAGACGCTGCTTCGGCATGACATCAATGCCGGGCAGCCTCTGCGGCTCGACAACGCCGGGCGCAATGTCGGGGCTGGTCGTCGCATTCTTGACCGGAACGCTGATGCGCTGGCCGGCCTGAACGCTCTTGGCGAAATCCTTCAGCTTGGCGTCGGCAACAAGCTGCTGGCCAACTGACCGCGCTGCTGTTTCGTCGCCACCAGTGCGGCGAACCGACTTCTGCTCGACTTCGCCGAGGCGGGCTTTCAGCTCTTCGACAGTGCCATTCAGCGCGGTCTGCTTGACGGCCATTTCGTCGACGACTGCTTTCGTCTCGTCGGACAGCTTGCCGGCGTTGCGGACTTCGCGCATGGCCTCTTCGGCCTTTTTCGTGAATTCGTCGCTGACGCGCACGAGTTCGTTCGAGACCTGCTTGAGCAGGTCCTTCGTATCGTCTGCCATGTTAGGCTCCTGATTTTGAGAGGGTTAGGCTCTTGCGAGCTTCAGCCGCGCCAGAGCGAGGCCGAGGTATGAACTGCCGTCGTCGGCAGCATCGTCGCCAGCGCCCGGCTTGGCGTCTTCCGAAGCAGCGCCCGGCATGCCTTCGGAGAGTTCCTTGAGCAGCCGGCGACGTTCCGAGCGCGGAACGGGACGGCCAGAGGTCAATGCGGCTTCCAGTCGATACAGCGCCGGCGCAGCATTTTGCGCGCCAGACAGTTCGCTGGTCTGAAACTCTGTCGCTACATCTGCAAAGCCCTTGTCGACGACCGCTTGTCCGGCCATCCAAGTTTCCGCGTCGAGCATCCCTGCGATGGCTCCTGCGTCGACACCTGTGCGCTCGGCAAACATGTCAGCTACGGCCGCGTCGAACACTGCCATGATGTCATGCGTTTCCTGCATGGCGTGACGGTCACCGCTGGCGATCCATTGCGTATTGTGGATCATCATGAAGCCAAGTTTGGCGATCTGGATTTCGTCACCGGCCATCGCGATCACCGAGGCGGCAGACGCCGCAATGCCGAGAATCTGCACCGTTACTTTCGCGGGATGGGCGCGCAGCATGTTGTAGATGGTAACGCCCTCGAAGAAATCGCCACCGGGCGAATTGATCTGCACCGTGACGGGCTTCGGGCCGATGTTGCGGAGCGCAGCAGCGACACCCTTTGCCGTCACGCCGCCATCCGTCCACCAATCATAGCCGATGACATCGAGAACACTGATCGTCTCGGACCCATCTGCGGCGGCCGATGTTGGCGCCTCGATCCGGCTCCAAGACTTCACGGCACGATCTGACAGCACGAAAGAGCAGTTCGATAGGGCGGGACTCGCCAGCTCCGGAAGATTTCTCAATGTCATTCGTTTGCTCCAATCGGTGGGCCGCCATTGTGGCCTGTGGCGTCGGAAATCGGCTGGTTTTGGGTCTGGATACGCGGGATGTCGCCGCCGGGAACGGGAGGAAGCCCCTCGATCTTGCGGACCTCGTTAATCGTCATCACTCCGGCGTCGAGCAGGATCTTGTAGAAGGCGGCGCGCGCCGCACTGTCACCGCGCAGAAGATCCTCGTAATTGATCTTGATCGAGTAACGCAGGCGATCGACCGGCGTCAGCAGGCGCTTTTCGATGGCCTGCTCGATTCGCTTGATGTAGGAGCGCAGACCGAAGGTCAGCCAGGCTTGCATGATCGAGGCAACGCCGGTTCCCCACATTGTCTGACCATCGGACGAATGCCCGATGATGATCGGCGGAACCCCGAGCCAGCGGCATACTTCCTCGACATTGAAGCGGCGATTGAGGATCATCTCCGCATCGCGCATCGACAAGCTGACAGTTTTAAAGTCGACGCCGCCCTCAAGCAGGCCGGCCCAAGGTGCATTGGAGCCGGAATTTGCGTCGATCAGGTTCTTTTTCGCGTCGTCTCTCTGCTCTTTCGTCAGCGCTTTCGACCCTGACGGCATCACGAAGAAGCCCTTCGACCGCAAGCCCTTCGAATAGGCATGTCCAGCCGCTTTTTCGGTGGCGGTCGTCAAGCTGAGCGTCTGGCGCGCGTAAGAGACGGGGGACAAGCCGACATCACCGTCACCGAAGGCCTTAACGTGAAATACCTTCTCTTCCGGCAGTACGACGTCTTTTCCGCGATCGGAGAAGCGGTACTGCAAAGCTCCGTCGCTGTTTCGCGATACGTCAGTATCGGCGGGCATGCGATTGAGAGCGGTTAGCTTGCTCCCGAGAAAGGCTTTCTCTGCAAAAGCATTCCCCGACGTGCAAAGGCCAAGCACTCGACCTTCCCAAAATTCGATTGCGGTTTGATCGGCGTTCGGACTGCTGTCGATGATAGGCTGCAGCCAATGGTCTGGCGCTCTGACCTTGACCCCATCGGCGCCCTTCTCCATGACATCAAAGGAAAGGCTGGCAACTGTTTGGGCGGTAATTCTTGCCGCAGCCCAAAACGCCGACAGGTTTAAGGCGCCTTCGGTGCTGACCCGCTCACCAGCCCACGTCTCAGATCCGCCCAGGAGGGTATAGAGGTCTGGATCTCTGGCAGTCAGCCCCTTACGCTTCCATCGATCCCAGAATACCATTATGCCGTCACCGCGTTTTTGAGGAAGTCGCCAATATCCGCGCCGTCGTCGGATTCGGCCATGGACAGGCCAACAGCCATGACGGCGGCTACGATGCCGTCGATTTTTTCGGCCGATTTCTTCTTCGTCGGCGCATAATTCAGGTTGTCGTCGAACTTCACGGCTGTATTGCCTGCCATCCAGCGCAAAACCGGATGGCCGCCATGATCAAGCTTGCCGGCCATCACAAGCCGCTCGAAAAGCTTCGTCGGTTCGCCCAACGTCGGGATGCCCTGGCGCATCTTGAGGAAGCGCTCTTCGTCGACGCCGCCTTTCACCATATCAGTGTAGAGCTTGACCGCATTCCAAGGGTCATAGCCCATCAGCTCGACATCATATCGCTCAAGATCATGCTCCAGCTGATGTTGAACGAAGCTCTGGTCGACATAATCGCCGGGCGTGGTCTCGATCGCGCCCATTTTCACCCACTGATCGTAGGAGATGCGGTCACGCTTGGTGCGTAGCGGCGCGATTGCTTCCGGCACCCAGAATTTCGCTGAGAGAATCCATCGATCAGTCGTCTCATCAGGCGGGAACGCGAGAATGCGCGCCGTGATGTCCTGATTTGCCGACACGTCAAAGGCGCTCAAGCACTTTCGACCCTCAAGCCCTTCACCATCGCGCCATTTCTTCCACATTGTGGCGTCGGCTGCGCAGGCATCCCACTTCTTGAGGTTCAGCCATCGGACAACAGCGTCAATCCACTGGTTGGCGTGGTAGCAGCGGAAATGCGCTTCGGCGCGAGGGTTGTCCTTGGCGAGGGATGCCTCGCGACGAAGAAACTGGAGGGTCGGTGAAATCCCGAGTGAAGGGTTTGCCTTCGGCCAATTCGCCTCATTTTCCCAATCGTCGTCCTCAGCAAGCGCGAAGATGACGACTAGCGTCGTCGGATCGTCGGTACGCCCTTCGAGGATAGACTGACTTTCCTCCCAAAGAGCGTAGCCAGTCTTGTTCGACTTGACGCCGGCGGTCGACGCATACAGCTCGATCGGTTCGAGGCGGGCGCCGGTGCCTTGGCGCAGGAAGTTCGCCAGGTCAGGCGTTTCCCACTCATGCATCTCGTCGCCTGTGATGACTGTCGGCGATTTTCCGTGCTTGCCTTCCGCCTTACCCGACAGCAGCTCAAACAGCGCGCGGATTTTCGGCAGATAGATCGACTTCTTGAACATCTGCGCATCGCCGAGCGACGGCGACATACTGATCATGGCCTTCATCTTATTGAAGATGATGCGGGCTTGATTTTCATCGCGGGCGAAAACGAAGCCCTGACCACCGACAACACCGTCAACGACGAAAAACAACAGCGACAATGCCGCGAGGAATTCCGATTTGCCGTTCTTACGCGGCACCCACAGCATCAGGCGGCGGAAGATCCGAACGTGCACGACAGTCGGCTGGCCGGTCTGCTCATCGATAATCTCGTTCGGTGCCTTCCAGCCGACCAGCAGACGAACGATAATTTCCTGCCATAGCCCAAGGCGGAAAGGCTTGCCGGCGAAGCGATCCTCCGTAAGACGGAAGATCTCGGGAAACATTGTTACCGCCGCGTCCGCCTTGGCATAGTCAAACCAGGCGTCGGCAACAGTGCTGCAACGCCTCCAAGCTACGCGCGCCCACTCCCAACCTCGATTATCGGCTGCCTCTTTGATCCATTCCGGTTCTGGCCACAACTGCGCACCGGCAGAGGCCTGAATTGCCGCCGTCGATACATCGCCCATGGCTCAATTTGGACGGCTCGGCGGCGCGGAATCGAAGGCTTTCAGAAAGCCGACCGCGTCCTGTAGCGCTGCTGGCGGCTCTGCCGCAATTGGCGCGTCCGGCGTGGGCTGCTTTTGATCGCCATCCGCGCCTTGGCGATTGCCGAACAGAGGCATGCTGCCAAGGGCGGCAGCCTGGTCGCGCATGATCTTGTAGTGAGCATCCGGCCGCAAGCCAAAGGACGGCTCTATGTCATTGAAGAACTTCTGATAGCTCTCCATCGCCTTGAACGCCGGGTGAGGCTTCTTGAGCGGTTCACCATTGGTGCCGACCGCATCATACCATGCGCCCTCTTTTCGCACGGTCTCCGATGCGGCGATCCAGCCGACGACATAGGTGCAATACCGTGCAAATGGACCGCTGCTGAGTTCATTGATCAGGTTCAGCTTCTGGAGGTTAGGAACGATTTCATTCCACACCTCGACAGCCTTGCGGTTCTTCGCAAGCCACTTTGGAGGCGTCACGCGGCCGACCGAAATTGCAACTGGCCGAGTCTCGCGAACCTTCTGCGCCTGCTGCGATGTCATGCGCTTTCCCGGCGCACCTTTCGCAGCCTGTTGATCTGCCGTATCGGGCTTTCGACCACGCGTCATCGTTCGCCCTCCTATCTGGCGAGAGAAAAAAATATTCCGGCTAATTTCGCGGCGATGTGCGCGGGCACACCCACCGGTCTAGGCCCTCAGGGGGCCAGACTTTCGACCCCCCCCCTAGGGGTTGGGCCATCTGGCCTGATCGACCAGCGCGTCGACACGATGTGCGACCTCTCCGGACACATGCGAGTACCATGCGTGATCGACCTCGATGTGTCCGCTCATGCCGCTGAGCATGATCTCGTCACCACGGAAGCGGATCACGTAGACGCGTGTGCGTCGTGCCACTTCTGCCCCTCGCAGATCAGCAATCATCCGCGTGACATACAGCTGATGGTGACGGGAGTGGGTGATGATGTTGCCGCCAACACTAGGCAGTCGCTCAACCATCGCCCTGGTCAGCCCTGTGCCGCGTTCCGTCATCTTCCGTTCTTCTCTTCGGCCTGCTTCACGATGTCGTGGTGGTCGGGGCAGAGAGGCTGCCAGTTCGACCGATCCCAAAACAGGACAGGGTTGCCGTGATGGCGCTTCTTGTGGTCGACCACCAGATGCATGCGGCGTAGGTTTGACTGCAGCTCGCCAGCCATAGTCAGGTGACCAGCGTTCAAGAGACCGCTCTCTTCACATCGTCTACAGAACTGGTTGTCAGGCTGAGCAAGGAAGTCAGCGCGCTCGCATTGCCAACGAGCGGTCTTGTACCACTTGCGCCAAGGCTGCTGATCACGCTCGCGATCATACTCGCGTTCGCGCTGCTGCCTTGTCGGCGTGCCACGAAGGCGGAATGATTTGGGCTTAGTAGCCAAGACTTGCCTTTTAGGTGCTCATAATACAATCTCGTTCACCCTAACGTCCTGGAGGAGCATGATGGGAGACGACAAGAGAAAGAAGGCCGCTGATGCTAAGCTCGTTTCAGCAAAGGAACCTTATGAGCTGACGTATTTCGCCAAGAAGCATGGCCTTTCGCGCGATGATGCAGACAAGATCATCAAGAGAGCGGGACCGAGCCGCGAGAAGGCGAACAAACTCGCTGAAGATTTCAAGAAGTCATAGCTTACGCACTGGCCTTGAATCGATGCCTCTCTATGAGGCGTTCAAGGCGGGGTCTGCCCGGCTACCGACCTGAGAGTTTCCTCTCTTTGCCTCGCGTCCTGCCGAGGCATTCAGGGCTATCGCCCAAGGGTGCACAGAGATCGCAGATCATCCCGTTGGCGTGACTTGTACTCACAACTTTTCGAGATTCGCAAGTGGGATGTCGACCTGTCCCGCGCGTCCGAAAAGCTTGTATTCGACCTTGCAGCGCTTCCCGGCACCCTTCTGCCGATTGATGACCCGAGCCTCGAATCCACTGAATGGACCAAGCCTGATCCGTACCTTGTCGCCCGCCGCGATCGATGCATTCTTGGCCTCCTGCTCAAGGCGCTTGCGCTCTCGCTCGCCTTCATGCTCCTGCATAACCTCATTGAACTTGCTGATTGATTCATCGGACACTCGGTATGGCCGCGCCCATCCGCCGACGATGCCCGTCACGTTGCCAACACCTAGCAAACCACGGAAAGCCTCATTGGAAGGGACACAACGCACCAGCGTAAAACCGGGCAGCCAGAGCTTACCGGGCAGCGTCCATTCCCTACCGCGCCGTATGACTTTCTGCTCCGGCTCACGTAACAAAAGGCACTCGACGCCATCCCGATCCAAGGCCTTTTCCACAGCTGATTCCCGGCTCGTCATGACGGTTAGGCAATACCAGCCAGCCAGCTCCGGATTCTCGTCTGCGATTCGCTTGCTCGCCGCGACGATCTCGCGAATACGGATGCGATGGAGGTTGATGGCAGTATCCTGCTTATCACTGGCAAACTGACGGATCTCAATCGGGTCACCTGAAATGCTGTAACGCTTATGCTGCATCGTCATGGCCCGCCTCGCTGATTGTGGAGAGAAACGCCGTCAACGCATCCTCGACGGCCTGGTCTAAGTCGCTTGCGTTCGGATCGATCGGCGGGAAGTAGGTCCACTCCGCCACGAACTCGATAAACGGCCACCCTCTGCGCTCATGCAACGCCGCCCAAGCATTGATGAGCTGGCGGTCTCGGATCTGCGAGACGCCCTGAAATTCCGAAACGAAGGGCAGCAGTCCGAGTGACGTGACGAACGGTTCCTTTCGGCGCGCTAGATCCCGCATCGTGGTCACAAGCGGCCACCCATGCTCAAGGCGCTTGCTGTGAACCAGCGCCTCCCTTGTGGTCCGTCCAGCCGCAATCTCCCGCTCGTCGAACGTCGTGAAGATGATCCGACCCTCAGGCACCTTCGAAAGCGCAGCCAGCCGCGTTCCCATCCAGAGCTTGCCGCAGACCTTGGCTATGCCGCGCGTCGGAGCCGCTATTGCCTCTTCTGGCACATCGCGCCAATGGCGGTTTTTGAGGAACGTAGCTGCCGCCATATCCGCCGCCTTCATCCACTTGAGGTAGGCCGGCGTCTTCTCGATGCATTCCACCCGCTCTTCCGGCGAGAGGGCGAACCAGGCATTCCGGGCGTACTCGACTTCGCCCCTCTTCCACGTCGCGTACCAGAGCGTGAAATCGCGCTCGATCTTTTTACGATCAATCTTCGCCAAACCTCCCTCTTCCGCGCTCGCATGGGCGCGCTTAGATGGAGGTTCTAATGGAGGTTCTATTACGGTTCGGGTGACACCGTGACACCCGTCGCCGTCGCCGGTGTCACCCCTCTCCTGCTCGATTGTCACCCCTTGGCCGTCTTCAACGGGTGACACGCTGTCACCCGTTGCGCCGGGCTTGTAGGCGAAGAGACGGCCCAAATCGTAGTCGTATGCGTTGGCAATTCCCGGTTTCCCGGTTGCCTCCTTGACGACGACAAGGATGCCCTCCCTGACGAACTCGGCAAGGATGCGCTGTACCGTGCGCTCAGATAGCTCCGTTTCGGCCGCGAGACGCGCAACACTCGGATAGATGCCGCGCCCGTCATCATCAGCGAAGTCGGCGAGGCGCACAGCCAGAAGCTTTCGATTGCAGCCGCCGAGGTTCATCTTGAACAGGCGGCTCATGATCATGATGCTCATGCCGCCATCCTTCGGTGATCGCGTGCCAGATGCCCGCAATTCGCTGCTACGAGTGCCTTCGCGACTGGTGGACAGACGCTGTTGCCGACACAGGAGACTTGCACCGTTTTCGAGAAGGGCACCCACGCAGGGCCGCCGTTGTGGCCGACGCGGGACGCGTCGTAGTAGCCGGCAATCTTATAGTTTGGCGGGAACCCCTGAGCGTTGAACAGTTCGCGAGGGATGAGCATGCGCATTCCGATATCGACGATGACGAACGTGTGCCCGTCGACTTCGAGGGTCACGAACTCTCGGTCGTCCCAAAGGCCGTGGGCGCGCATGAAATCGGCCACCTGGCGCGCGCGAGCTGCCTGCGCTTCCGTGAATGGCGGCACAGCCACAACCGCTTCCACATGCCCGTGACGAGGCTTGACCGTCGCAGTGCGCATCGGCTCGTCTTCACGAGATCCCTCGCCGGTCGCGTAGTAGGACTGCAGATAGGGCATGACCAGCTGGCTCTTGCCCTGGCCGTCAGCCATTATCGTCCCGGAAGGCTGATCGACAGGATGACCGGTCGAAGTGCCGAATTGACGGGCAATGTAAGCCGAGACGACCTGCTGGTGGCTTCCGGTTTGCGTGATCGTCGAGGCGGCCTCATCCATGGGGCGGCCGGGATTGACGCCTCCGATACGGCGGCTGTCGTTGTTCGCCTGCGCCATGAAGGCGCACATGACCGAGTTTTGATCCTTGTCGCTAGCCGTGATCGTATGTGACTGGCCGTCGATCGGGCGATTTGCGCCGCCTTGCTGCGCATAGGTGAGGACAGGGGCCAGCAAGCCCAACGGTGCGGCGCCGCCTGGTCGCTTGATATAGCCGTTGGCGGTGATCGTCGGCAGCTGATCGCGCATGTCGACCCCGACTGCCCCGGTATTGAAGCGCTGGATCGATGGCGCTACGAGCGCTTTTTCGCCCCGATGAGCAGCAGTAATTGCCTTGGCCGGCTCCGCAATATCCTCAAGGCGGCCGCCATGCGTCAGATTGACTAGGAACGGCCGCTTGGCCTTGAGCACGAAGCGATCCAAACCTCGCGCCATGCGCGCGTGGGAGGCGTCGGCCAAAGGTCGCTGCGCGCGAACCCCGTACTTCTGCCAGATCTCTTCAGCCGTATCGAAGATCGACGGGCATGGAATGCTCCAGTCGATGCAGTCTGCGACGATCGGCCAGGGCTGCTTTCTGCCGGCGATGACATCAGGATCACCAGGTGCGCCGTGGGTCGGCTTCGGCCAGACGATCTTCAGGCCGTCGAACCGCATGATGATGAACAGCCGCTTGCGAATAGTGGGCGTGCCGTAGTCTCTGGCACGCAACTCGCGCATCTCGATCTTCGCGCCAAGCTTTCGGAGCGCCTTGCACCACTTCTGGAATGTCTCGCCTTTCCGGCCAGGATCAGGAACCTCGCCGCGCGCCGTAACCATCAGCGGCCCGTAATCCTTGAACTCCTCGACATTCTCCATGATGACGACATCGACCTTGCCCCCGCTCTGCTGGATACGCTCGATCCAGCCGGGAATGATCCAGCAGAGATCGCGGATATTGCGCGAAACGGGCTTTCCGCCCTTGGCCTTGCTGAAATGCTTGCAGTCCGGCGAGAACCAGGCGAGACCGATGTGTTTGCCACGCAAATGGTCAAGGGGATCTATCTTGTAGACATTCTCCGAGAGGTGAACCGTCTCCGGATGATTGGCCGCATGAAGCGCCAGAGCGTCGGCATTGTGATTGATGGCATACTCGGGAGAACGCCCCAATGCCATTTCGATACCGGTCGACGCACCGCCGCCGCCAGCGAAGCTATCGAAGATGATCGGCTCCCCATATTGGAGCGCGCTGGTTGCCATCAGGCCTTCCAGAAGGTTGCTCGCGTACATTCAGACCTCCGAACTGACGGCGGTAGGCTTGCGGACGCAGGGCTTGGAGAAAAGCAAACACGGCGGCGATGACCAGGTGATCTCTGCGCGTTCTGGCATGCACTCCTCATGGCGCAAAATGACGAGAGCCAGCCCGTCCGGATGATCGGCCAAGTGCAGATCCAAGGCTGTGGCGTCGTGATTGATGGCGTGCATTCAGGCCCCCATATTTCGCGGCGGCAGGCCGCAAGCGATTCTGTCCATGCGACCGCGCGCGACTTCGATCCCCACCAGGTCAGTGGGACCGCCGTCGTCGCGGCGCGGACTGCGAAGAAAGGAAAGCTCGGCGTCGAGATAGGCGACGCCGGCCTGGAATTGCGCGAGCTGCAGGCGACGGCGGATATGACTCTGGTCACGCAGCAGCAAGGATAGAGATGCACGAAGGAGCCAACGGGCACGCTGCTGGTCGGTCTCGGCGTCTTCCAACTGATCGACATCTGGAGGAAAGGCGGTCATGTGCCCTCGCCTTCCGGCGTGCCCGCCTGGTTGCCCCAAAACTCCCACTTGCCATTGAGCCTGATATCGCCCGGCTGCAGGCTCTCCTTGCGTTGGAATAGCTCCAGCTTGCGCATGTCCGGATAAAGCCGCTCGATCTCCTCGGCAAACCAGACAGGCTTGCGGCTATGCTCGGTCTTGACCTCGCTGTAGAGGCTTTCCGGCTTCGGCGTGTAGAGATCAATGCCGGGAAAGTTGCCGCGCTTACAGATGAGCAGGTGCTCAGTGCGGTCGCGCACCCATCGGCCCATGCCGATATTCACCTTGTCCCACGTGATCATGCTGACGTAGCTGAAGCCCCACGCTTTGATGATCCTGAGAGCATCGTCGAGGCGGTTCGTCGTCGTCCAGAAATAGAGGATGGCATCCTGTGTGAAAGGACTGCGATCGCCAGCGCACAGCGCCATCAGCTCATCAACGGTCATCGATGGATAGAGCAAGCCCTTGTCCTGCCCGGTCTCGTCGCTCCAAGCCTCCTGCTGCCACGGCACGTCGCAATAGCCGACCGCCACGGCGGCTCGCGGCATCTCACCGGGAACCCGTTTGCCCTGTTCGGCAATATGATTGATGACTGCCGTCCGGATCATGCGGGAATGCTGCAGCCGCTTGGTGCGGTTTTCCTTCGCATCGGCCGCCTTGCGCTTCTCATCGTCGAGCGCGGCCTCGACATAGAGAACCTGTTTGTCCTGCGGCACCTGTTTCAGCCGGTCGAGGAATGTGCCGTTGTCCAGCCGCGAGCCGCGAAGGCGATGCAACGCCATGTCGACGATCTTTTCGCCGCGCGAGGCATCGCGCTGGATTGCCCGCTCGCTCTGGCCTGTCGCTTCCGCCGTCGCAGCGGAAAAGCGCTTTGCAGAGGGTTCGCCAACTTGGCGAACCCTCGTGTGCTGGTTTTCACCCAGCCCCGTCTCCGGATGCTTTTCGAGATAGATCTCCTTGCGTCGCGCGATGAAGAGCGCCCGGTCGGCGGGCGTCAGCTCTGCGCGGCAAAGGTTCTCGTCGATCTCCCAAAGCTCACGGTCGAGATCGTCAAATGGCTGATGGAAGCAAAGCACCTTTTCCCATCCGAGCTGCCTCGCCGTTTCCAGCCTGTGCAAGCCCGCCGACAGCTTGACGCGCGCGTCGCCTTCCTGTCCCTGAACCGTGACCGGCGTCTGCTGGCCGATTTCGAGGAAGGAAGGCTTCAGCCCGTCAACTTTCGCCTGATCGGCCATGCGCAGCCGCGTGCCGATGTCGATGGTGCTGATATCGCGCCAGATCGCCATGCGGCCGTCGCTCGGGACCGGTGTCGCGATGACGGCTGGCGATACCGGCCGATGCTTCTTTGTCGCCGCCTCAGTCGGATACCAAATATCTGCATCCTTGCTGTCGCGGCGCAGCATGCCTTTGACATTAAGCTTTATGCAGGTCTTGCGCTCGTTATGGTCGGCGCTGCGTACATGGCCGTCTCGGATGGCGGTATCCATGATTGCATCCGCGCGTTCTCGCGCCGTGGTGGTCGGGTTCACTGTTCCGCCCTCCGTTCGTACCGGAGGATCCCGCGCAGGATCGTTGCGGGCTTTCGGCCCTTCCCGATGCGCGCCGTGATCTCTTCAGGGTCATAGACAAAGGCCGCCTCGGCTATGGCTTGCCGGAGCGGCTTGGGAAGATCGTCGAAAGCACGCATGGCTTTGACCAGCGCGGATCTGGTGCGTTTCATCATTCGCACCTCATCAGACGATCAAGAAAGGCTTCGCCCTTGGTCGTCAGCACGACGATGTCGGAGGTGTTTGGCAGTCGGCGCACATACCCGCCGCGCACGGCATTCGCTGCGCCGCAGCGGTCATCGTCGCAGCGAAACTGATAAGGTCGACCGTGGCGGCGCTGATGAATACGGACACGATAAAGCAGCGTGCGGCCCTTGCGACTGACGCCCGGATCGGTGACGGTGTTCATGCAAACACCTCCACGTCGTCGAGTTTCTGAATGATCCGGTTGGCTGCGCGTATCAGCTCATGGAGCTTGAGCCGCAATTGGCGGCGTTCGAGCGCATCGATCTTTCCATCAGCGAAGGCCTGGCGCGTCATCCGCCAAAGGGCGGTTGCCTCGTCCATGATTTCCGCAGCATCGTCTGCGGAAAGCGGTTCGACAATTTCGATGCGCTGCTGCAGCGGTTCCAGGCGATAGCCTAGAAGCTCTGCCATCTTGGCGGTGACGATCGGCTTCTTCGCTGCCCTATCAAGATCGAGCGCGACATCGACGGGAATGAACTTCTTTTCGTTCTCGCCATCTGTCGATGCGTATTTCGACAGCTGTGAAGTGACGACGCGCGTGACGTACTGGAACACGGTTACACCGCCCGCCAACTCATAGGCTATGTCCAATATTCGCTTCAGCGATGAATAGTCTGTCTCGGAAAAACGACGCACGAAGACACCCCCGATCGTGGTCAAGGAAATAAAAAGCAGAAAGGATTCCATGCGCGGCGCTCGCGGGCGCCGTATGTGTCAGGCCGTCAGGAACGGAGGTCCGCATGACCGAGGCACGCAGACATGAAAAATCCCGCCAGGGCGCGGAGACGCGCCCCAGCGGGAGTTGGTGCCGCGCTGAAGGAAGCGGCACGGGGGAAACTGGCCGCGCCGGCAAGGATGCCAGTGCCGGCGCGGTTGATCGGTGGCCCGTATGCGGCCAAGACCACCAGACGCGAAGAGGCGCTTCATTCGGCGGCCTCCAATCGTTCACCGAAAACATCAGGGCGGAGTTCGTGGCGCGAGACCTTGGTCATTCGCTCCACCGCCAAGACCCTTTCAGCGGGTACAATGTCCCACTGCGCAACCGCTTGCGGGGAAATGCCGAGGTAGCGGGCAATTGGCGTCGATCCGCCAGCAGCGTCTCGCGCTCGTCCCAATGCCTGCTCTGCTTGCTCTCGGTGCGTCATGGTCGCGGATACAAGCATAACTTAAATTTGTTTTCAAGGTATTCTTAAATGGATCGCTTTAAAGAACTGCTTACAAATGCAAGCATGGTCAAAAAGGAAAAAAGCGAAAAAGCTATCCTCGTGGGAGCTGCCGTCAGAACCGCACGAAAGCGAAAAGGCTTGGTGATGCAGGACATTGCGACGCATCTCGGAGTCGATGTCGCGGCCGTTGGAAATTGGGAAACAGGCAAGAATTTGCCCTCGACGGAAAACTTGTTGAAGACAGCTGACTTTCTTGGTGTTGACTATGCCGCACTGAGCCGTGGCGAGGTGAACTTCAAAGAGTCGACCGAAGCTCTGAACGAGGCGGAAATCGTGACCGAAAGCGCTCCATTGCGAATGGGGCCGATGGACGTTCGCGTCCTCGGAGGCGCCGTGGGCGGAGATGACGGGGACTTTTTCCTTAATGGAGAAATTGCGGGCTACGTAAGGCGGCCCCCTGGTTTGGCCCACGTAGCCAACGTTTTTGCGATCCACATCCTCACTGACAGCATGGTTCCGAGATACGACCCCGGAGAGCTGCTCTATTGCGGCGGAAGAGCGCCGGTTCCGGGCGATCACGTCCTAATCGAGATGATGCCAGAAGACGGCGAAAAGAATGGTAAGGCCTACGTCAAAAAGCTGAAGCGCAGAACAAAAGCCGAGATCATCTGCGAGCAATACAACCCAGCGAAGGAAATTCCCTTCAACGCTTACGCTCTCAAAGACATGTGGCGAATCATCCCGCCGAACGAGCTGTTTGGCTTTTAGAAATTACGTAGGCCTCTGCCATGCGGCGGCCTTCGGCAGTCATAAAAGCCGCCTGAACAACCACATTCTTGCCGGGCAGCCCTTCGCTCCTACAGCTTGAGCAGAAGAGGCGCTTTGCCACACTTTCGAGGCAAGCTGTCGGCTCAATCCCAATTCGGTAAAGCTCCGTCGGGCGACGCCATCGCGAGTGCCCACAATCAGCGCATTCAACTGCGATCGAGGTGACATCACTGATCACCGGCCCTGTCTTGACATCCATTTTTCACCCTGACGTTCTTTTTCTGTTCTCATATTTGATTCTTTTTCTGGTTGAGTCGAGTCAAAAAATCAGCTCATGCGATTTCAAGTTATGCTTGAATTGTAGTTTGAGTTGTGCTTTTCATTGGCTCGTCCGGTGATCTCCTTCTCCCAAGCCGGATGCCGCGAGGCGCCGCTACCACTCTCCTTCCGGGTAGCGGCGCAGCGCGGTGGGCAGGGGATGTTCGGATGTCAATTATCGCTCAGCAAATTCGGAACGAGCGCACCTTGCGGGCCATAGAGCCTCAATGCCGTGTCACAGACCTCACTTGGGTCTCTAGGCTTCCATTCTGCTGCCTGAATCGAGATGGCGGCAGCGAAGTCGTCTCGATCACGCGCCATGTCGATGCCGCCCACCTTGAAAAGCGCCAAATAGCGTGCGTCGTCGAGGTGCAATCGCCCGCAAATCATCGACATGATCTTCACTTGGGCGATGCTCTGGATTGCCTGGTCACGAGCATCGGCACGAGCCGCCGTCGCGCAGATGGCGACGCCAAGCGCGGCAATCAAAATCGTCTTCATCAGAAATCCCACCATTCAACCAATCCTTGCACATTGGCATTTCCGGCCGCCAAGGCAAGGGCTTCTTCCTTGGCCGAGAGGAAACAAATCATGCACACCGCAACCGCATACAACCCCGTCCGGATCCGCAACATTCCGCAGGAGATGGCAAACCACGCACTTGAGCGCGGCGAAGGTCTGACGCGGGATAACTACCGCTCCCTCGGCTACACCGACGAACAAATCGACCGCCATGCCCATGATGCGGCGGTGCTCTACGCGCAACAGACCAATCGCTACGCGGCCTGACCGCTTCCGCTTCGGTTTCCGCCATGTCCCACCCCTGACATCGGCGGTTTCCCAAACGGAAGAAGGTCAAGGAGAGCGACCATGAAACAAACCATTTCTCAGCGGATGCGCGAGACCGATATCGCCATCGGCGCCACTATCCGAAATCTGCGCAAGCAGGCCGGCTTCAGTCAGGAGCGGCTGGCGAGCGTTATTGGCGTCACGTTCCAGCAGATCCAGAAGTACGAGAAGGGCACAAACCGTGTCTCGGTCTCAACCCTGATTTCAGTCTGCCATGCACTCGGCGTCGAGCCGATGGCGGTCATCGGCCCTGCCATGGGCGCAGCACCAGCAGGGCAGTCGGCCGCAGTTATGCGCCTGCACAACCGGCTTGCCGCCGCCGAAGAGCGGCTTGAGACCATCAAGGCAATTGCGAGCGGCAAGCTTCCGTTCGTGTCCGGCGCGGATCTCGCGATCTCGTTCGAAGATGCGTCCCGCTACCCGCAGTGATGATCCGCTTGGGTTTCCGGCCTGCGGGCCGGCTTCCCAATCGGATGCGAGGGCACCATGCAGAACTACTTCACTCCCGCGATCGGCATCAAGCGCAAGCCGCAGGCAACTGGCTTCCTTGGCATCCTGCTGATCATCATCATCAACGACCTGCTGGCGGCAACTGCTGCCGTCTACGTCTTCGGTTTTGGAGGCTGAGAATGCGTGGCGTATCGAAATCAGAGCTGGAAAAACTATATCGCGCAGTAGCCGATGGCGAACCGCGGCGCGAGATCCTGCAAATGATGCACGATCTCTTCGGCCGGGATTACGATCTCCGCCCTCCCCTCGACGAGATGCGCCTTGCCGACCGCTGCCAGCCGGGGAAGCGCGCCCATGGCTAAGCAGCAGTCCTATTTCCGCGTCCATCGCAATCAGCTCCTGCCGGCGCTCGATGCTGTTTTCGAGGCTGTCGACAAGCGCGCCAAGATCCCCGTTCTCGGCAACATTCTTCTGCGTCCTCAGTATGACGCGCTGGTCCTGCGCGCTACGGATCTGGATATCGAAATCGAGTCCAGCTGTGACGTGCTTGATGTCGCCGACAACGCCGAGGCCTTCACCGTCAAGGGCACAGATCTGCGCGACATCGTGCGCAACCTGCCCGAGACGGCGGAAATTGAGTTTCTGCCCGGTGCTTATAACGGCCAGGTGCGTATCCGATCCGGTAAATCCAGCTTTGCAATCTTCAGCCTGCCGGCCAGCGACTTCCCCTCAATGGCTTCCGAGATCGCGGGTAAGACGTTCGATATTGCCATGCCAGAAGTGACTGCTGCTTTCAGCAAAGTCGCGCACGCGGTCCAGACCAAGGATATTGGTCGCCCCTTCATGATGGGCATTTATATGCACCCGATGCAGGATGAGCGCATCGGCTTCGCTGCGCTGGACGGTATCGGCCTTGCCGCCGTTCAGATCCGCACAGAGCAACTGCTCGACTTCCCCGGCATCATCGTCCCTCTGAAGACGACGCAGGCGATCCGCAAGCTATTCGACGAGATTAAGGAGCCGGCCACCATCGAAGTCGCCGAAAACTTGATCCGCATCCGGTGCAACGGCGTGACGCTCCTATCTAAGCTGATCGACGGCAAGTTTCCGGAACACTATCTGACGGCTGCGCCTTCGAACTACGAGCGCGAGATCTTCGTCACAGTGGCCTCGCTGAAGGCTGCGGTTGCTCGAGTCTGCCTCGTGGCTACGGAGGCAGACAAGGACGGCATCAAGCTCACCCTAGAACGCGACACGATGCGTGTGGAGCTATCCAGCAAGGAAGGCGAGTCGGCCGTCGACTACGTGCCGATCCAGTACGAAGGCGAGACCGGCTTTTCCATCGGCCTCAACAACGAGGCCTTGCGAGGTATTCTCGGCACCATCGACACACAGGATGTCATCATCCGGTTCGGCGGCTCCCTGCCGAATGCTGTCTTTCATCCATCGGTAGGCTCGGACGAGCTTTACGTGATCTCACCGATGATGGCGCGAGGGGCTGAGGGATGATTAACCTCGATCAGGCCCGCGCCCTTCTACCTGACGCCCGACACCTCGCCGGCCTCGCAAGCGAACAGTTTGTCGAGTCCTACAACACCAAGTCCGGCAAATCGGAAATCTGCGTCGTCGATCGCCTGACCGGCGAAGTCGAGCCGATTGCCCACCTGACAATCGACTGCTCCTATGACGATCGACAGTTGCTTTTAAAGGCGCCGGAACTCCTGCGCGCGCTGTTGGTGCTGATCGATGCCGCATTCGCCAAGATCCGCAGCCTTGAGCCTCCCGCGAACCGGCTGCAGCGCCAGCAGGGGCAGACTGACCGGAAAAAGGACTATGCGGCGGAATGCGCCATGAAGTGCGGCGACCGCATGTTTCGCCGCTTCCTCGTCGAGCGCCACAACGTGCCTGATGTCGCCGACAATGAGCGCATTGCCGTGTCTGTCCGCAACATCCTACGGATCAAATCACGCGGCGAGCTGAACAACGATCCCGCCGCCGCACAGCGATGGGTGGATTTCCGCGCCGCGTTCGAAGTTTGGAAGCGCCATGGATGACCCTTGGTCCGTCTTCATCATCGCATCCTTCACTTGGGCAGCCCTCGCGATCATTATCGCGCTGATGCTCATCGTCTTTAGCAAAGGGAGAAACCGGAAATGAGCAAGCCTAAAGAAGGCGAAGACGACATCCTGTCTTATTTTGAGCGACAGATTGCGTGGTCGCGTGAGACCTTCGGCCCTGCGCTTCGAACGAAAGGCGTCATCGACCACATCAAGAAAGAGCTATTAGAGATTGAGCGGGACCCTCGCGACCTGTCTGAATGGGTAGATGTGGTTATCCTGGCAATGGACGGCTTCTGGCGTCACGGCGGCAAGGCCTCAGACCTTCTGCCGGCGCTGCTTGAGAAACAGCGCAAGAACATGGCTCGCACATGGCCTGACTGGCGCACCATGAGCGAGGATCAGGCCATCGAACATGACCGGTCGAGCGAGGGCGGTGCGAACAAGTGAGCCGCCGCGACCGCATCCGCGCGCGAATCATGGAGCGCGTCTTCGTCGACCCTGAAAGAGGCTGCTGGATCTGGACCGGTGGCACGTCTGGATCGAGCGGTCGCGGCAAGGACTACCCGCGCATGTCCCTCAACGGGCGCACGGTTGCGGTCCACATCGTCATGTGGACGAACGAACACGGCTACATCCCAGGCAATCGCGAGCTTGATCACCAGTGCCGCAATCGCCTCTGCGTGCGGCCCGACGACGGTCATCTTGAGCTGGTGAGCCACAGCCTCAACATCAAACGCCAATGGAAGGCGCGCAAGGAAGCGACGATGATCGGCCATAACGGCGGTCCGACGCTCGCCTGCGAGGAGGTTTGAAATGAATAATCTTCCGGATTGGGCGCTGAAGATCACACCCGTCGACATGGATGGGGCTGCATCCATCCTCGGCGTATCGAGGCGGTTCCTTGTAGACGTGATCAAAAATCATCCTCATTATGAGCGGCGCGGGGTAAAGAAGATCTTCTATCCCGAGCATATTGCCTTGTTGCGGGAAGCCCTTTCATGCCCAGCCTCGAACTCAAAGTCAGAAACGGCATCTACTACGCCCATGGCACAATCGGCGGAGAGCGCGTTCGAGAAAGCCTTAAAACTCGCGACAAGAAAACCGCCGAAGAAGCCTGCGCGCAATATGAAGCGCGGCTCTGGAAACGTCATACCTATGGCGAGGAAGCCGTAAGGCTATTCGAGGAAGCCGCCACCAGCTACATGGAGCAAGGTGGCGAAGCCAGGTTTCTCGCGCCCATCATCAAGTACTTCAAAGGCCGCACCATCGGCACGATCAAGCCAGCCGAGCTGCGCGCGATGGCAATCAAGATCTATCCGAACGGCTCCGCCGCAACGCGCAACCGCCAGGCGATCATTCCGGCTCGTGCTGTTATCAATCATGCGCACGATCTCGGTTGGTGCGGCCCAATGAAGGTCAAGATGTTCGACGTAAAGAAGTCGAACAAGCATAAGCCGGTCGATCGCGCGTGGCTCGATGCCTTCATGGCGCAGGCGGATAAGGACAAGCTCTATCACCTGTCGGCGGCCGTCCTGTTCATGAACCAAACCGCCGCTCGAGTCTCGGAAGCCGTCCGGCTCATGGGGCAGTATGTCGATCTTGGCTCGCGACTGGCATTATTGGAAACGACAAAGACCGACGAGTGGGCTGCATGCTACCTGACGACCGAACTCGTCGTGCGCCTTGCGTCCCTCGGCCTAGAGAAAGACAAGCCGGTCTTCAGCTACACGGATTCGAAAGCCGTCAACAAGCGGATAAGGGCCGTCTGCAAACGCGCCGGCATTGTATATCGCTCGACGCATTCGGCCGGTCGCCACTCCTTCGGCACGAATGCCATGAATGTCCCCGGCGCTGACATCAAGGCCGCCATGGATGCCGGCCGATGGAAGTCTGCAAAGCTGTTCCTTGAGACCTATGTGCACAGCCACGACGCCGGCAGATCGCTGGCCGACAAGTTCGATGCGCAGAACGGGAAAATTGGCACAGAATTGGCACAGATAAACGACAGGAAGCGTTATCACTTTGGAAAGAAATCGTAATTTCGATATTGTCTCCGTGCCTTGGTAAGGGAGAGGCCGAGAGTTCAAATCTCTCTAGCAGCACCATCCTATCCCCCGGAAAACACTCATTTTTTGAGCTTTAAGGCTTTTTGCACCGCTCATTTGGTACACCAGAGTGGTACAACGACCATGGTTTTGAAAATGGCGCAGCCCTATTTAAACGGCTCTTTCTGGTGGCTCCGAAAGAAAGTACCCGACGATCTCCGCCCGATTGTGGGCAAGCGTGAAGAGAAGTTCAGCTTGAAAACGCGCGACCCCGCCGAGGCGCGAATTCTGTTCGCCAAGGCGGCCGCAGAGATCGAGGAGCGCTGGGGGAGGCTGCGGCAGGACGTGCGGAAGCTCACGCACAAGGAAGCCGTGGCGATGGCGGGCGAAATCTATCGTCGAATGATCGCCGAAGAGGAAGACGATCCATCCAGCAACGTCTTCGACCTCCTTTTAAACCAGTACGCAAATGGAAAAGCGAAGGTTGTCGGCCTTGGTTCGAACAAGGAAGCCACAGCGAAGGCCATCAATCAAGTGATGGAGCGCCGGAAGGCGCGCATATCGGAGAGGATCGACAAGTTTCTCATCGACGAGGGTCACAGGATCGATGTGCCTAGTCGTATGGCCCTTCAGAAGCACGCGCAGCAAGCAATCCAGAAGGCCCGCCTGAAGACATTTAAGATGTCTCAAGGCGACTACAGCCCCGATCCGGCAGCCGCATCCTTTCCGGAATATCGGCGCCCTCAGAAGGCTGTCGCGCCGACCTCGACAGCGTCTTCGGGGCCGACGCTGACGACCGCAATCGCGGGCTGGGTCAAGGAGAAAACCCGCAAGGACGGGGACTGGGTAGAATCCAGCGCTGATGCCAACGAGCTATGGGCATCGCGCTTCCAGGAACTCGTCGGCGACAAGCCCCTGAAGGATTGTTCGAAGGCGGATGCCAGAGCCTTCAAAGAAGCTGTCATGTCTTTGCCGCCGAACTTCATGCAGAAGGAAGGCTTTAAGGGGCTGAGCTTCACGAAGGCCGTCGAGAAGGCCAAGACCGTTGAAGTCGAACGGATGTCCGACCGGAACGTGAATAAGATCCTCGGATTCGTTCGTGCATTCTGGAACTGGGCGGAAGGCCAGTTTGACGATGTTCCCGGGAATCCGTTCAACAGGATGAACCTCCGCGTAAAGACGAAAGCGAGAGACGAACGCCTCCCCTTCTCTTCAAAGCAACTGCAGACAATATTCGACGCTCCCCTGTTCACAGGATGTCAGTCGCCGAAATCGTGGTTGAAAGTCGGCAGTCACATTCCGGCAGATCAGGGTATCTACTGGGTGCCGCTGATCGGCTTGTTCACCGGAGCGCGAGCCGGGGAGATCATCCAGCTACTAGTCGATGACATCAAGGAGGAAGGAGGCGTGCTGCACTTCACCATCACCGATGATGGCGAAGAGCAGAACGTCAAGACAGACGCTTCGATCCGGACGATCCCTGTGCATCCGATGCTCAAGAAACTTGGCTTCGAAAATTTTGTTGCCGCGCAGCGGAAGAAGGGTTCTCGTCTTTTCCCGGATTTCCCCAAGGCAGCAGATGGATACTATTCGACAGCCTACTCGCCGCGTTTCAATCGCTTCTTGAAGGACATCAAGGTGAAGACGCCCAAGCACACCTTCCACTCTTTCCGGCATTCCTTCGAGGACGGCTGCAAGAACAGCCGGATCCCTTTGGAATTCATCAACGCCCTTCAAGGGCACTCTGATGGTGGTATGGCTGCACGTTATGGAGATGGTGTCGTAAGGCTCCGCCTTCTCGATGAGGAGATGCAAAAGCTCCACTACGAGGGCTTGGAGTTCACCCGCATGTTTAGGGCGAGGGCGGGAAAACTTGCTGCTAACCTGTCCGCTCTAGCAGCTTCAAGCCTGATGGAGACGGCTGAAATGTAATTGAGCCTCTTGCACGATCGATTTTTTGCGAGGACCATTTTGGAGGTTTAAACTCGAAAGGCCCCACATGCTCCTTCCAAGAAAAATCGTTATCCGCTCCAACTTTCGTCGTTCTGGAGAGCATATTGAAGCTGTAACCGAACAGCAGAAGACAATCGACCTCGCGCCGCGATCTGCAATCAAGAACCTAGCCGAGATATGTTGCAAAACAGTCGCGATCGAGAGCGACGATTACGTCCTTCGCGAGCTGGACGGTGAGGAATTCTTCCGAGGGAGTCGTGTCGGTGCGATCAATCAGATGTACGACATCGGTTACGACCTGGACATTAAGGAATATGCCGACATGGCACGCGACGAACTCCTGGTGGAGGACCCCCAGCTCAGCTTTGAATATCTCATTGCTGGCAGGGGCAGATGATCAAGAATCGGCCTGCCGCACTTGAAGCGCGTCCAGACTACCGCAAGCTTCCAACGAAACCTTTCGCTCTTTCTTGGGAATGGGTTCCTGAGTTGGTGAATGCCAGCTTGGTGCCGTTGAGCGGGATACAGCCGATCACGGGGAAAATGACTCAACTCGTCGGCGATGTGCTCCGTGATGAGCCTTCCGATGCAGAGGTGGAATACTTTCGATCCGTCGGGGCCGTATTCCAGCCAGTTCTTCTGGTGATGAACCTTGCAGCGATCTTTGGCTCTGACGAAACGCTTGAAGGCATCCCTTATGCGATATCCGCAATACCGATGTCCAAGCGTGGTGTCGTCACCACGGTCACCATCGACTCGGTGAAGGCCCATCGGGGCGGAGCCGCCTTCGCGGAAGCCGACTGGGCCTATTCCGGGTTTGATCCTTTCGTGGGGGAGTGGTCCACGTTCTCGATCGCAGGAACCATTCTCGATATGAAGGGCGGCAAGGGATATGTCGACGAACTCGGCGCGATCGTTGGAATGTATTACCTTTGGACCGGATTCGACCGCGAGGATGTACTTGAGGTCGATCAATGGCTCCCAGACGCGGCATCGCGAAAGCGCTTCCTTCGAAACCGGATCAAGACCATCTATCAGCCGTTCAAGCAGGTCGAGGTCCGAAGGATTTGGGGAGCGCAGACACCGATCGAACTCTTCCTTTATCAGGAGCTACTCTTTCGAGGCCTACGTCCAGCGCTTCAGCAGCTCGTTTTTCCGGACGGGAGAACCTATCCGTCTCTCTACGATTCCCATGCGGATATCGAAACGAGACACGAATTGCAGCTCCTGACCGAAATCGACCTCTATTTTCCTGCGGAACGATTGGCCGTCTTCTGCGACGGCGCTCATCATGGGCGGGGAAAACAGGCTGAACGGGATGCCAAGGTTGATGCGAGGCTCGCAGAGTTCGGCATTACATCCGTCCGGGCTTCTGGAAAATTGATTATAGAGGATCTGAGTAGCGCGGCGGACGAAGTCTGCCGCAAGCTTGAAGGTTTGAGGGGGCAGACTTCTGCCACCAAGATCGTCGGATAAGGTCGGTTGTAGCTCGCAATGAAATCCTTGATTTGCCAATCGACGGCACTGTGCGGATGAGTGCTAGACATCTTGCCCGGATTTTTCAGTCTTCTTACGCAACCATTCCGCCTCGATAAGGCCGATTCGCGAGAATGACGCGCCGACATCCTGTGCGATCCGTTGAGCATGGCTAGGCTTGAGTTGCGCGACCCATTCAAGACCTCCTTCGCCGTCACCAAAAATCTGAATGTCACCGTTCGCGACCGCTTCCACGGTGCCATGTGTGCCGGCCGCAAATTTTCGGATGGAGAACCGATCTCGCGGCTTGCCCAATGCGAAGAGCTCGATGTGGCCCTTCTCTGCGGGAAGTTCAACGACGAAACCTCGGGCAACGGCACCCGAGTTTGATGTCTTCAGCGTCCAGAATGGGAACTCATAACTCTCGCCGTGAATGAGCCTTACACAGTCGCAGAGCGGCATCAGGCAGAGCAGATATTCAAAAGAATCCCCAACCTTCCGGCGAGCGACCGTGCCGAACGACAGGTCTCGTCTCACAGTGTACTTCGTCCGGGTGTTGTAGAGCGAAGCGAGGCGCTTGTCCGCAGCAGTGGCCTTCGCACCCATGGCATCATGCAGTTCGTCGACCCAATTCTTCTGCTTGTCGCCTCTGAAGCGCGTTGCCGCCTTCTGTCCAGACTTCATTACGTCAATGGCAATCTCGCCGTCCTTCGCCTGTCCTTCTTTGGCGGTCCAGGGTAGTTGGATGTTCTTGGCATCGATGGCCTCGTCCGAGAGTCGGGCGGTCAGTTCAGGCGACACTGCGTTGTCGAGCATCACAGACAAGGCTTCCTCGGCAAGAAGCTCTGGGATCTGCTCGAAGGCATCGTCCGCCGGATGGATCATCGCCCTGTGAACCAGGAATGCGCCGTCCATATCGGCACCGAACTTGTCGAGGATCTTTTTGGCGCTGCTTCTTACCGAAGCCATGCCATGAAGGGCGAGAGAGGGAAGGATTCCTTCGTGCATTTTCGCAAACTCCAGGATAATCCGATCCGCCAGATCCGCTTCGGGGACCTCCGCCAACGCCTTTTGCTTCTCCGGCCTGCCCGTGGAAGGCTTACCAAGCACGACGATCCTGGAAGAGCCCGCTGACAGCTTGTTGTCGTCCAGGACATTGATATCGAGACCGGCTTTCTTCAAGGTGTCGAAGATCTGGCCTGTGATCCTGAACAAGTCCGGTTTAGTCGAGTAGATCGCGCAAAGCCTGACATGGTGCGGAACGGTCGTCTGGCTCTGGGTGACCAGATTTTCCAGCAACGGAAGGATGTTGCGACCATCCTCGTTGTACAGGTCCCAGTCGAGGATAACGACGTCCGCGCGTTCGCAGAGCCTGAAGATCTCCGAGTCCGAAGAGGTCTCGAATCCTTCAGCCGGCTCATAAAGCGCGCAGACGACTCGTTGCCGAGCAAAGCTCTCGACAAGCTGTTTTGGATGAAAGGGCGCTGGTCCCGGCACCCGCTTCTCCTTGTCGTCCGCAACCGATTCCTTTGAGATCGTAGCCGAATCCTTTCGAAACACGTTCATGCCGCCGAGCTTGATCTCGGGCACCATCACTTTTCCGGAGTCGGCCACGAATATCTCATCATCGACGAAGACGACGCTCTGGATGTAGCGGCGAGTGGCTTCTACTGCAAAGTCTTGGATCGCGGTCATTGCCGAGCAGCTTTCATCGTTGCACCAATCATGAAGGTAACGTTCATTCCATGCATCGGCGGGTCGGCGAGACCGAGCGACATTCCCTCCGCCTGTAGGGCACGTGCGGAAATGAACAGGCCGAGGCCTCGTCCGCCGACCTTTCGGCTGAACCCACGCTCGAAGATCCTTTGGAAGTCTCTGGCCTCCACAGCCGGCCCGTTGTTCGAAATGTAGATGCCGCTCTCATCCGCGTCGAAGAAGATGATCTTCTGACCCTGGACCTCCTTGAGCCAATGGAGCGCGTTATCGACGATGTTGATCACCGCCGGATAGAGCGTCGAGGGGAAGCATTCGACGGAGCTCGTGAGGAAATCTTCGGTCACCTTGACCTCGATCGAATGCCGTTCCAGACGCCCGGCGAAAAGGTCCTCGACGTAGTTGCGGATGCTCTTGCCGCTTATTTCCTGCGCGGTCCGCTGAAGGCGTCGCTGCAGGGGGGTGAAGAGGTTGAGATGGCCGTCCAGGTGTTCGAAATTCGATCGAATGGATTCGTAGAGCGGCCGGAGGGCGTCGCTTCGTCGAGACACCTGACCGAGTTCCTGTACGCTGCGCCTGACGCGCCGGATAGACGCAGCGAACTCGTGATTGATGATCGCGACAGCCAGACCGAGCTGCACCATCTCGAAATCCTCATCCGCCTGCTCTTCGAGCGCGATCATCCGCTCCTCCATCGCCTGAAGGACCTGAGTCGGTTCGTTGCCGTCGGAGCTCTTCAGGTTTTCAGCGAGCGATGCCAGCATGTCGCGAGCGGCCATGAGGGCATCGCGATGCCTGCCTTCGATGTCCGTAAGCCGCTCCTCCCACCCTTTTCTCATCATTTCCAGCTTGTCCGGATCGACGGCTCTGAGGTCGGTTCTGTTCAGGTCGGCCTGGATCGCGTTGATTGTCTCGTCGAGGGCCAGCCGGGCCTTTTCCGTTATCTTGAAGACGGTCTGACGGGTCTCGGTGGCCGTCGTGTTGGCTTGGCGAGCAGCATCCGCCAGGTCGCGGCGTCGCTCGGCCGCCAGAAGCTTGATACGCTCCTCGAGACGCTTACGTTGATCCACATATACGCGGGCCTGTTCGGCCACCGCTCCCAAAGTCCTGCCGACCTCCTGCTCGAACGGTGCGAACAAACTATCTTCGAGCCTGGCCCTCTCTGTAACGTAGCCGTCCCACTCACGCTGAAGCTCCCGCCCCAGCGCCACGCCGCTAGGACGCTTCCGCGTGTACTTTGTCCGGAGCGAAGACAGGGAGCTGATCGCCTCCTGCTCGGCCCTGATGAGCGCGGCCGCGGCCTTGTCCTGGTCCGCGATCTGAGCGGCCGCATCCATACGCGACCTCGTGAGCTGGCGCAGCGCGGCGACTTCCGATGCGGGAAGCCCCGCGTCGAGATCTCCGACGAACGCCGTCAACGCGGCGCCGAAATTCCTTCTCTTGGTGTTCGTGCGCTTCAACTGGCGCTCAAGCGCCTCGCTGCGCTTTCGCATCTCGGCCTGCGTAGCTTCGAAGAGCGCGGTGTTCGCGCCATCCTTCCGGAAGAATTCCGCAGCAAGATAAAGCAGCAGATTGATCACGATGTCCCGAAGCTGGCGATAGGCTTCGTTCTGTTGGAATCCTTCGCGGCCGGCCTTCTCGGCCAGTTCGAAGTTTTCGGATCTGGTTAGGAGCACGGCGCCCAGCATTCGCCGGAATGAGAAGAAATAATAGCCGGAGCCTTTATTTCGACGCTTCTCGACCTCGACCCAGTCGAAGGAGTAGTCGCCGTAGGGAAGAATACGGATGCCATCCCGGTAAACGTAAAGCCCGCCCACGTGCAACAGCTTTTCGTTCATTGCGGCCCATTCTTCGGGCGCCATCCGGCTTTCCGTGCTGCGCCCCATTACATACCCGAATGTTATGAAGAAAGGGCCGCAAGCGGTCTTACGGCCGCGGTTGCCACTCCAAGGAACGATCAACTCGGGGTACTCTGTTTCATAGACCCGCAGGGATCCGGAAAATTGACCGTATTCATCAACTGTTCCTGCGAACAGGTGATCCGATTTTTCGATAAGCTCCGTTCTTGTGAAGAACGTCGTCGGATCGAGCAACTCCTCGCCAGCAAGATCGCCGTTTCTCCACCGCCTGAACGAGGTCGAGATGTGGTGCCTCGGTGCGTTGGCTGCGAACACTTGGTCGGAGAATCCGAGAAGATGCTTTCTGAAGCCGTAGTCCTGTTCGCGCTCTTCGGCTTCGAGTTCCAGGCGGATGACCGGATTTGTTGGGGCGATCAGAAAGTGCGTGCCCGTAGCGTCGCCGACGAGGGACAGATGCTCGTCCTCCCGCTCGCGGAGGAACTGATACACGCTGCCGAGGTCTGGCTGGAAGCTCTCGACTTCGTCGATGATCTTTCCGAGATCGATTGCCTGATCGGCCGCGATCCGCTTGGCGCACTCGACAAGCTGTGAACGGAGGTCCGCCAGAGCAGCGGCTTCGGGCAACTTACCGTTCTCGATCGTCGCAACCGGAACTTCGATCTGCTCGAGGTTGAGGCCGGGTATTTCGAAGAGGCCCCAATGAACTAGGCCGACCACGAGGTCATGAACGCCCTCCGCCCGTCTGGCTCGAGTCAGGATCAACGTCTGCTCGCCCAACAGGGCGATCGCCAGGCGGCCGATGCCCTTTTCGCCTGTGATCGGCCGCCTGTCCTTGCCGGGAGGAAGATACGGAGGGTCGGATTTTCCCGTCTTGCTTTCCGTACCGAGCACGAGCCATTTGTCGATGAAGTCTCCGAGAGTCATGCCGATTCCGTCGTCGCGCACGACCAGAAATCCAAGATCCTCGCCGCCGAAGTCCTCGAAGTAGTCGACGAGGACGTGTTCGGCATAGGCATCGTGGGCGTTCTTGAAGAGTTCGCTCAACGCGTTCTGGATGCCGGCGATCTGTTGGCGACCTAGCATGTCGACGGCCCGTGCCCTAGTCTGGATCCTAGCCATCGCGCAAATCCACTAGGTGCTGACCGATCCGCTTTGCCAGTTCGGGTGGAACAGCGTTGCCAATTTGTCGTCCCAGGGCGACCAAGCTTGGGGCCTTGAACACGAAATCCTTCGGGAAGGTCTGAAGTGTCGCACCTTCCCGTGCTGATATCGCACGGTGTTCTTCTGGGTGACCGAAACGGCCGTTGGATAGACTTAGAAATTTAGTCGTGATTGTCGGCGAAGGCTTATCCCAGGACATCCGGCCATAGACGTCTCGGAAGATCTGGTGGTTATCGCGGTAGGCATCGATCTGGAGTTCAGGTTTGTCCGCCCAAGCAAACCGATTACCGCCCGATGCGGGGGTCATCACTATGCGCTGTAGGTTCCGGTCAGAAAGCGACATGGTCGTGTGGTTGAAGTCGCTTGCATCCCTGTTTCCCGCTCCGATCGGAACGAAGCCGTTCTCCTGGCCGATAAAGTTTGCGACCGTTAGGCGCTCCGTGCCCTCAAGCTTTGGGAGAGGCGCCACCTTGGTCACTCGCGAAGCGATGAGAAGATAACGCATCCTATTCTGAGGAACACCATGATGCAGGGCATTGATGACTCCGTCGGTGCAGTCGTACCCCATGCCTTCAAGAAATGCGATGAAATCCGCTAGGATGGTATGATCCTTGTTCCTGACCAGACCTGGCACGTTCTCAACAACCACGAAGCCCGGGCGAAAGAACCGAATGAACTTTTGAAATTGCTTGAGGAGGAAGGCCGTCTTTGCTGACTTGCTCTTGTCCGTACGTATTTTGCTCCAGAACTGACAGGGGCTACATCCGCAGAAGATCAAGTTGGGGTCGTCCCTCTCGATCCGGAGGCGTCGTGCGAGCTCTGGCGCAGAGAGCTTGGATATGTCTTTCCTGATGTACCGGGCACCAGGAATATTGGCTACGTAGGTCCGCTGACAATCGACGGAGTTGTCGATACCTGCCAACACGTCGATCCCGGCCTGAGACAGGCCATAGCTCATTCCGCCGGCACCACAAAAAAAATCAACAGCCTTCATTCGAGCGTCAGGCCGAACCATGGCACCATCTACAATATTCATCGCAATCTTAACATGAAATCACCCAGCTTGTTATTACAATAAATACACGCTTCGACAAGGTGGAGGTGGCCTTTGACGCTGGATCCTGTGTATATGCCGCCTTGGAGGCGTGTGAATGATACCGGGCAAGGAAGACAGAGGTTGTGTTTGGCAGATAGATTTACTCCCGAGCACCGTTCCTGGCTGATGTCCCGAATCGGTCAGAAAAACACCATGCCAGAGATGAGAGTCAGGAGAGCTGCGCACGCGCTCGGGTACCGCTTCCGCCTCCATGGCAAGGATCTGCCGGGAAAGCCCGATATTGTATTTCCTTCGAAAAAGGCAGCGATTTTCGTCCATGGATGTTTTTGGCATCAGCATTCAGGCTGCGGCAAGGCCAGCATCCCGGAAACGCGGAGAGATTTCTGGCAGGCCAAACTCCAACGGAATGTCGACCGCGATGCCGAGAATGTCCAAGCTCTGGCGGCAAAGGGTTGGAAGGTTCTGACGGTCTGGGAATGTGAGACGAAGGATACCCAAACCCTGACGGATACGCTTCTCAAGTTCCTCCGATGAGACCTTGACGGATGCGCGCCGCCGAATGAGCATGAAAAAAGCCGCTGTCATTGGGCTGGAACCCTCGGCGGCTTTTTCATGGATTGTTCGAAAATGATGAACGATGGCGAAAAGATTGTAAAGACCCTCGAAGCGGCTCGGTGAGCCGGGGGCTGGGATATAGCCCAGCCCGGACAACAGAACTCCCTGCTTTACACCGTCAACAAATTTGGCTCGATGGCTTCGAGGATCGCTATGCCGAAGCGCAGCGGCATGCCAGCCGCGAGCGCATCCGCAAAGCTGAACAGCGCGATCGTCGCGATAGCAAGATATCGGACTGGGACGCGGCGACCTTCGCACGGCAGGCTGCAGAACAGCGTATTCTCGTTCACAAGCGCCTGACCCAAGGCTACCACCAACTTGGTGAACGCCAGATCGGAGGACGCTGGCGTAAGGACGTTCACGAGATGGGACTGCGTTCGGAGTACAATACGGTCCTCAAATATTTCGTATCGCTGGTTCCCAAAGGCAGCAGGGCGCGAGCATCATGGGATAAGGCTCATCTTGAGAACCAGTGTCCGCAAAAGATTCTGACGCTGGATTTCCCCTATATCGAACTGAACCGTGAGTTCATGGCGGCATTGCGTGTGGATTGCGACGGTATATTCTCGACTCCTGCGGCCTGCATCGCCGCGTTGACGGAGAAGGTCAGCGATGGCCGAATTCCCTGCCTTCCACATATTGTCGTCGGCGATCTGCTGGACAGCGGGCGGTATTCCCGTCCCCATATCGTATGGTTGCTGCCGCAAGGGTCGGCGGTCTGGCGAAGCGACGACAAGCGGTGCCGTCAAGAGCCTATCCGGCTGTTCGACGCAGTTGCACGGGGGCTGGCTGCGGCGCTCCTCGATCTCGGTGCCGATCCCGCGGCTCCGACGATGACCGGGCGCATGAAATGCCCCACATCGCCGTTCTGGCATACGATGACACCGAACGACGACATCTGGCCGACGCTGACGGAGTATGCGGACTATGTCGACACCAGCGTCGGCCGTGCTGTCCTCGTGCGGAAGGCTGCAGCGGTGCAATCCGGGCTTGGCTTGACAGCATCGAACACGATCTTCGACGCGCTGCTCACCGAAGGCCAGCGGCTCCTGGCTGAATGGCATTTTGGAGCCTATGCCCGCATGCGCGGCAGTGGAGCCGCGCTGGCCGATCATCTGCATGAGGCGCTTGCGGAATACGCCGAGAAGAGCGGCCACGAGGATAAGACCGTCAGTTACGTCACGGGGAAGGTTGCCGACTATCTGGTCGCGCACTTCGACGCGGTGAAGCTGGAAGGCAAGGTCGTGAACCGTGGCAAGCTGCTCGATGTCGTCGATGGGCTGAAGACGGTCACTGAGCGACAATCGGCTGGTGGACGGTATTCGGGCAAGGCCAAGGGCGCGAACACGCTCCAGCGGCTACGAGAAGCCCACCAACGGCTTATTGCATCGGGTGAGGTCGCGACGCGGGCGGCGCTGGCCGTCGAAGCGGGTGTTTCTGTGCGAACGGCAACGGCTCGGTGGGGCGAAGTTGTATCCGTTTCGGAAGCGCAACCGAAGGGCGGTGAAAATAGGTGTATAGATAAAAAGGTAGCCGCACGCCCCGGCCATACCGAATCTACACCGCTCGTCGCACAACGGAGCGTCCATGGCGTGCCACGATGGGCGAAGCCGCATAGCGGCGTGATGACGGGTGTCCCGGTATCACCAAGGGCAACGCCCCAAGCCGCCTTCAGCGGTGAAGTCACAGAGCGGCAGTAATCGACTGCCTCGTCGTCCATCCAGACGGCGACAGGGCCCCCGCCAAGGTCTCCATGAAGTGGCCCCTCTGGGAGTCCGGCGGAAGCCCCCTCGGAGAGCCGACGACTTGACCGCAGGGAAAGCCATTAGTCGGTCACTAATGGGTCACTAATGGGTTGTTCCCGGCTCCGCCGGCGCTGAAGATTCTTCCACCAGCATTCACCGGGAGGATCACATGCAGGAATACGAACGTCAGATTTTCATCACGAACCAGGGCCCGGTCGCCACAGCAAGGCTCAAGATCGTCCGGCTGCCGACTTCATGGTTCGCCGTCATTTGGGAGAGCCCGGAACGGTATGCCAGCTTCGGGCAAGACCGGACTGAGTTGAACGGCGGTCATGAACACCTAGAAGACCGCGACTTCCTCGATCGGGTGCGGCTTGTCTCATCGTTCACGCAAGGCATCGATTTCGAGTACAAGGGAGCATACTGACCATGGCGTATGGCGATGTTGTTCCGGGTTGCTTCGTTTTCTTCCGTGAGTGGCGGCCGCATTGGGTCAATGTGCAACGACGTAAGTCCGTCACGGTGGAGCACGCCGGGCGGAATCGTGTCCTCATCTATTTGCCGAAAAAAGGCGTAGCCGTCCCCAAAAGCCTCACGGCTAAGAGGATTGAGATTGTCACGCGGGACGGTCGCAATCTCGTCGCCGAATGGCGTGAAGTTCCAGGGCGGGACTAGATGAGCTTCCAATTCACCCACCTCGAAGCGTTCTCCCGGAAAGGTGATGGCAAGGGGCGCTCCACGAGCTTCGTCTTTGGTGAGGCTCGGCGCGATCCAGCGGCCTCCGTGCACGTCTCGAATCCATCGCCTCCGATCGTCGTCTTTGGCTCGACGATCGATGAGGTCGAGGCGAGGCACGATGCCGCTGCTGCCGAGGCCCGGACCACGCCGAAGGGCGGCAAGCCGCGAAAAATCCAGCAGACACAACACACGCTCATGACCGTGGTGGCCTCACATCCATTTACCGTCGCGGAAGTTCGCGAGGATACCGCAAAGCGGGCGGAAGTTGCGCGCTGGGAGGCCCTGACGGTGGACTGGCTCAAGGGGCAGTATGGCGACCAGCTTGTATCCATCGTTCGGCACGAGGATGAATCTCACTGGCATCTGCATGCCTATGTCCTGCCGTCGTCGGCGGACATGAAGGCGTCGGCCCTGCATCCCGGCCAGTGCGCGAAGGCTTCCGTCATGGCGGCCGGTCCCGCAGAAGGCGAGGACGGAAAGGCTCTGAACAAGCGCGGCGACCAGGCATATCGGGCGGCGATGCGCGAATGGCAGGATTCCTATCATGAGGCCGTCGCCATCGCCTGCGGTTTGACGCGCCTTGGCCCGCAACGCCGCCGCCTGACGCGAGCCGAATGGCAGGCCGAACAGGTTCAGGCGCGCGCGCTACGCACCACCCTCGACCGGGCCAGACAGGTCAAGCTCAAGGGCGAGTCCTTGATCGCCAGTACAAAGGAAGATGCCGCCCAGATCGCGGCGGAGGCGGCTACATTGAAGGCTGAAGCAGCCCGCCAGCTTGAGGCTGCCAGGGCCGCCACAGAAACCGCCCTGAAGGCACAGGACAAAGCTGTTGCGGAACAACGGCGGGCGAAATCGATGATGGTCCGCGTCCGCGAGGAAGCCGCTCGCGTCCGTGAAGCAACGGCTCGCCTCCAGCGGCTGCCTGGCGTGCTGCGCGGCTGGTGGGATGGATTCCAGAAGTCGGCGGCCGAGGCACGGATTCGACAGTCGGTCGTTTCCGAGATGGACGGGCTCCGGCGCGCTGTTACCGCTGCCTCCGACCGTGCGACCGCAGCCGATGCCGGACGGCGGGAAGCGGAGACGAAGTCACGCGACTTACTGGCCGCGCTCCGGGATAGCGGGCGGCGGCTAACGGAAGCTCGGCAGGAACTCGCGGCGCTCCGTCCACCGGAGCCGGAACGTGCGCCGGGCATCTCGACGCCCACTTTGCGACGGCGGCGATAGAAACCTCCAAAACCGCGATTTGCTCAAAAATTGTGCGTCAGAAACGGCCTGTACAGCGCGTTCGGCGTGGCCGGACGTATTCAGACACGTCCAGAATCGACGCCGAATCCGACTTCCGGGAGGCGCGTAATCCTATCACGGCGCTGCCGAATGCAGATCGTCCAGCCACCCATCAAGCCCTGTGAAATAGCCTGACACTCCCTCCATGACATCGTGGATGTTTTCCAGATCGATCATGTGGCTTGGCAATTTGATTTCCTTGCCTTCTTTGCCCCAGCCATAGCGAAAGCTAATTCCGGCGCGATCAAGATCATGGAATTCCTTGACGATCCTCTCGACTGCATCGGTAGCTTCGTCGTCATTCGTTTCGTGTTGTTCGATGATCGCGCGGCAGCGCTTCCAAAGCTTCCAAAGGTCATGATCCGCTTCGATACCCTGAAATCCTTGTCCGCCGAAACGAAGGACGATCCATTTCATCGCCAGTTCGAGGCCGTGGCGATAGTTGAACAAGATCGGGTAGATCACGAAGTGTCGGTCGCCCTCGTATCCATCCTGAGCGCATAGCTCGATCAGTCCAGCTCCGGCCCTCATGTAGCCTTCCCAAAGATGCACATGTCTATCGATAGGCCGCTTGGAGAATTCCACTCCTCGGTTCCAGTCATCCGATCGTCGTAGCAGCCGATCGCCTTTCTTGGGCCAGCGGGGCTCAAAATTTAGCAGTTCTTCGTAACTCCTGGGCCTCTTCTGCATCAGGACGTTCTCCTCGATACCAAGCTCGATCGACGGCAGTCGAGAATAGAGGGTTTCGTCAGCTCGACAATGGTCGCGCGTGGTCACTCCGAATTTGCGCCGGTCCTCCTCCACCCGCATTCTTTTTGAGATGCACATGGCAACGGAGGATCGAGCATGTCGGCAATCAGGGATCGCATCGAGACCAATGAGCGAATGGAAAGCATTAACCAGGCGGCGGTCTGGCAAGCCGAGGGCCTGCTGATCGATGCTGTCGAGAGTGACATGAGCGATGCAGTGATCGCGCATGCCGCTCGGTTCTGGTGTGATGCGCGAGAGCGCTTGTCTCAATCGCGGCTTTGGCGCGAAAAGATCCGCCCCGGCGATGTCGAGGCCGATGATGACTGAGAATAAGCGGCGGCGTCGAACATGCGCTGATCGGATGCGCCTCGATCTGGCCGAACGCCAGCGCCAGCGGCGCAGCAGCGATCCAGCGGGTAAGCTCATGCTTCATATGCTCGCGCTGCTGTCGGCTGCGCTCGCCGTGGTGCCGCCGATAACCGCTCTCTCGTTTCCCTTCCGTCCTGCCCGGCGGCCTGCCTCGTCGATCGATGATGACAGAGGGCCGACAGCCTATGCCATGGAACGCGGTTTGGAGCCGCTGCACTACGCCAACAGCCGTCCGCGCCCGTCGCCGTCTTGGACGCGGTTGGTGAAGGATCTCAAACGTCCTCGGATGGCGGAGCAGGCCCGTGCGCTCCTCGAACAACGCGCTCCGCCAGCCGCTATCGAATGGCTACGCGAATCTATCGAGACCGATGATCTATGGCGGCTCCGGATGACGATCCGGCCTGGTGCCTCCGACGATGAAGTCGCGGCATCGGTGCTGGCGGCGGCGCAAGCTTGGGAAACCGAGCGGCAGCAGCAGGCCGATGGGGAGCCGGAGCCGACGCCGGAGACGGCAGAAACCGACGAACCAGACACGAAAGGACTGAATCCATGACAGACACCATCACTTTCGGCAGCCCGAGCCTAGCTGCTTTCCTCAATCGCCTCGGCCTACCTCAAGCGGCGCGCGATCGCGTTGTAGAGATCGATCAAAAGATTGCCGAGGAACTGGAGAGCGATAACCCGAATGAGGACGATTGCGCGTCCCTCGTCCTCGAAGTGTCGGATCTTATTTCGGGTCGGCTGCGGCCTTTGGTGCCGTCGCCGGGCGGCTTCGACTTCGACGCGATTGACTGGGGATCTGACGAGGCCGAAGGCGCTCCGGTCGTGGCTCCTCCGGAGGAGCCAACGGTTCCTACGTCGCCAGAAACTCCGGCAGGCTTTACGCTGTCCATCACAGGACAGGCATCGGTAGCGGCGGGTACCGTGCTCGATCTGCGGCCCCTCGTCTCTGGGGCATCCGGTTCGGTATCGTATACTTATTTCGGAACGCTGCCGCTCGGCGCGACCTTCAACGGCTCGACGGGCGGGATCGCAGGGCGGGCGCTGATCGCAGGGAGCTATCAGGTCTGGGTCTCGGCGACGGATTCAGCGGGCGCAACCGTGACCGCCGGAATTGTGATCGTCGTTACCTGAAACGCGAAATCGGGGCCTCTCGACCCCGATGTCCACATTTCGTTGCGTTTAAACGGCCCGTACAGCGCTTCTGGCGTGTCGGGTGGTATCTTTATCCATCCGGGATGTAAGCCGTTGTCCAGCGGCTCTATTTCTTATCGCCGCATAATGGCAAGCCCGACGGCGACGGCGTGGTCGCCATAGGTGCGATCGAGCCGTGACCAATTCTCCGTTCCTGAAAACTCATCGGCGAACCGGGAGAAATCTGCCGCGTGCAGCATGGCAGCGAGGACCGGGCGTTCCCCCGTGGAGAGGTAGCCCCAGAGTTCCTTCGCGGCTTTGACCATCCGGCCGTTGTCATCATTTGCGGCGATGAAACGGCTCGTGTAGTCGTCCCAGTCGTGGCACCGCGCGAGAGTGGTGTCGAAGCCGAGCCTGTGGGCCATTTGTTGGACGGGAGGCAGTTGTTTCCAGACCTTGAAGTCCATTGTCTCTTCCTTTCTTCACGCGACTGCCGTCGCGTTTTCCTTGGTGAATGCGATACCGAGAGGTGCATCCTCATTTCCGATCGGTCAGGTAAGGAAACAGAACCTGCTTCTGGCTTTCCTTGATGTCGTTCCAGAGGCCGTCCAATTGTTCCCGGATCGAAATCAAGCGGCGCTCAAAGTCGCGGCTCCCCGGCCAGCCCGGCTCGATGAGCTTGCCAAAACCATGCGTGGCGTCGCGTAGTTCCTCCGCCAAGCGGTTGTAGCGGTCTTCGTTCAGGGGGAAATCCCTGTATTTGATCTCTATCAGTGCGGTCATTCTGTTCGTCCTTTCGCTTATTCAACGGCCCTAATCGAGGCCCGGCGGGCTTCGATCTCGGCGAGGCGGCAGGCCTCATCCCATGATGATGCAGTCGCGGCTGCAAATGTCATGGCCTCGCCATCACGGCTGCCTGTCACATCGTAAGGTGTCGGCCCGATGCGATCCGGTTCTCCGATGACGAGCATGTCGTAGAGATCATCGGAGCCGTCACCGACGATCAGGGAAGCGGTCCATATGCTATCGGTGTCGTCCGTGACGTGGGGGTCGCGCTCCCATGCTGTGATGGCGGGGCTCATGCTCCGCACCTCTCGACTTGTGCCAGTGAAGGGAGCCGGGTGATTGGGATGGCGTTGTATCGCATCAGGTATGGCGTGATGTCTCGCTGGTCCGCGAGCTGGTCCTGAACGGTGATCAGGAAGCGGCGCGTGAGGGATGACGATAGCGTGACATACCGGATGCCCCGGACGATCATCGTAGCCGTATCCACTAGATGCACGTCGATCGCAAGCCGCTGCTGCTCGTTCTCGATGTCCGGCACCCAGCGCGCATGCGATGGGATGATCCGCGCATCGAACGGGCAATCGAGAATGATCGTGCCAAACTGGAAGACCCAGAGGATCAAAGGACCGTCCACGATGATCCCGGCTTTCATCGGATCATTTCTGATCAACCTCGCCTCGGACCTCATCAGATTGGGCATGGCGATCTGGAGCAGATTTCCCCCATCGGTCAGGAAGTTGGCTGCCGCTCCCTCCTGGGCTCGGATCGGAAGCGGGTATTCTTTGCCCCGCGCAAGTGTCACGAAATTCATCAATCTCTCCTTTTGGTTGTTGATGACGGCGACACTGAGCTCATATTTCTGAAAGGGCGTCAATAGCCGCTTTATCGATTTATCTATTTGATAATATTGAAGGATTTTACATCGAATCCTTCCGTGAAAGGGGTCTTCAAGGACTCGCCGGAATAAGCGAAAGGACTCGATAAGATCGAATCCTTGCAGCGCTCGGTTGAATCCTTGCCGAGACAAGTAACAAGCCGTTAACCACGTTCTTAGTCATGCTGCGAGATGATCCAGAGCGCGGACGCCCAGCCGCTGGACGGCAAGAGCAAGTTCCTGTGCGCTGCCGGGAATACGGGTGCGACGGACAAGGCGCTGTACGCCTGTCTTGCGCTCTCTGACGATAATCGTAGCGATGTACCAAAGGACTTCGCCACAGGTCGTCCGGTGCATCGTTTCGATGACTTGAACGTCGATGGCGAGGCCCCGTATAGTGGTCGTCTTCGTCTCCATCGAAATTCCCCTAAGTTGTTGACAACACTAGGTTTGTAGAAAATTTCGGGAGTCGAGCCCAGGTTTTCGGAAATCATTTCCGGCGATGTTCGATCGGATGGCGATCGAAGAGTTAATGGCCCCGGCGGAGTAGGAGGGCGGTCAGGCAGAATCTGCCGGGGTGGTGCGGCCCACAGGCCGCCGTAGGCGGGCGAGGACACGGCCCGGGTGATTGTGCTTGACGGGCCCGGAGCGACCCAATCCTCCCGCAACCGGAGCAGGACAAGGAGGCCAAAGGCCGTAATGCCCTGCTCCGGACTAGCCCCCCCCGGCAATGAGGGTGGGGGTGGCCAAGCGGAGCGCGGCAGGGCTGAAGCCCCCACGAGCATCAAGAGAACAATGAGCGTATCGGAGCCGTCAGCATCGCGCCGCTGGAAGCGGGACAGCGAGAATTCGCGCATGCTTCGGCGGTTCCCGAGGCAGCCGCAGGAAGTCCAGCATAGCGCCGCCGGAACGGCGGGGACTGGGATCGACTGCCTCCGTCGAGGCATTCCAAATTGTTGACAAAGCTCCGAAACTTGCCATTAAAGGGCACGATATTGGTACACCCGACACCATCGGGGCGGCACCTAAAGCCTTATTTTCCGGGCTTTTCGGGGTGCTATCGAGAGGCATTCTACCTTTGCGAAGATAGCCGATCGATGCGGTCCCGGAACAGCCAGCGGACGAAAGAAAGTTGACCGGACCTGATGCTCGCGTGGGGTTGCGAATATCAGGCAAAAGCCTGACGCGCGACGAGGGAAATGACCTCGGCCTCAAGCGGTCGGGATCGTTCATCATCACTCTTTTGCGTCATCCACCGCAGGCATCCACCTCTGACGTCCACCATCTGCAACTTTTCATACAAGAGAGCTGGCTTACCGACAGCGGTACCCAGTCAGGGTGATCGTCATCTTCTGCCTCAATGGTAATCCTGTGATTCGCGTGGAGTTCTGGGAGTGCCGTATTAATCCAGTATATTTCTACGCCAGCTTTTGTGAGATCGATTGCCAAGTCTCTAACTAGCTTAAAATTATAGTCATTCGTGCAGGTCATACCATTGGTTTTTGTCGAAGTACTCGATACTGCCTTTTCATAATTGATTTCCTTTGAATCCAATACACCGGTGACCAGGCCGTCATCTGCGTCTTTGACGAAGTACACAACCCTTACTCCATCATAAAGCGTATCAAGTCTCCCCCCGCAATTCGTATATCCCCTTTTAGCCCATAGGAGACTTGTTTCTGCAGACGCATAGTCATCTGATGGAATACTCCGGATATCACTAACCAAGGCCTTGAGAGGCGCCCATGGTCGCCCCATGCGTGCAACCGCGCATCCCCCTGCATAATCGGCCTCCAACTCCTTAGTCTTTTGATCGACGGAATATTTTCGTGTGGTATCGTGAGCATTAATTAAATGACCAAACTCATGTCCAAGGATGAAATCCAACTCGGTTTTTTGTGATTTTACTTTATCCTTAACCCAGTCTTGATCGTACAAAATGTAATTAACACCGGTATAATCTGGTGGCAATCCGTCATCTTTAACAGAATAGAAGGCGTTCGCGTTTTCAGAATACTTGCACGGAACAACTTTTATTTCGAAAAGAGTCGCCATTTTCAGCTTTATATACAGAATCTCCTGTTTAGCCTCACCTGGTGCAAGCCCCTGTAATACATCTCCTTCTTGTAAGTCAGCAGCAGCAACCCCCTCACCAAGATTGAATGCTTCTCGGACGCAAATAGCAGCCTCCACTCGTGACAGCGCCTGTGCCTCCGTACTGAACACAGCGAACACCAGACCTAGTATTAAAGTAAGCCGTGACTTAACTTCAACGTGATAGAAAGACATTATCGGTCCTCCCCCAGATCAATATCGACTGTTTCCACGTTAGTAGGCGCCAGCCCCGCGGCCACAGAGCACTGCGACACATCCAGAAGTCCATTGCTTTCCAAGTGCCCGTATCCGCGAAATAGATTCTGCTCGCAGTACCGTCTCCGGACTAGTCCTTTTAGGACAACCCCATTCGCCCTAACCCATCTCGGAAACTCCTTCGCGGCACCCTCGTAATCCTGGTTATTTAGCAGCTTCAGCAGTGTCGACTTGCCAAAATTCTTACCCCCTACGTTGTAGGCAAACGCCGTCAGCGCCCCAAACTGCCGATGCGTTAGATTTACTGTCACGAGGTTCTGGATTAGGCGTCTTGCTGGTATCGTATCGCGAATTAGCAGCTCGTTACCCAAGTCCAAGGTTAACTCTGGTTCGAACTTGCCGAGTCCATAATCTGCAAGGGTCTCGCATTTTGTTTTCGCGATAAGGTGTCCGAAGCCAATGGTACAGTAACCTGCGGGGTCGTCGTAAACATTGGGGTCCCATCCTTCGAAAGTCTTAATCAAACCTATGGATACATTAAGAATCTTACGGGGCGGAACAGCGCTTGCAGCAGCCGCTGGAAGCGCTCCATTGAGGCTTTCTAGCTGGATCACTGACGGAGTAGCGTCGTCAGGCTTGAATGGTTGTAGGCTATCCGGATCAGCCTGTGCAGAAGCGGAGAAAGCAAGGCCCAGACACAGGATGCCCATGAGGGCGTAACGAAACATCAT